ATGCCCCTGACCGACGCTGCCATTCGTCGCGCCAAGCCCGCCGACAAGCCACAGAAGCTTGCTGACGGCGGCGGCCTATTCCTCCTCATCACCATTGCCGGGGCCAAGAGTTGGCGCTGGAAGTACCGCATTGCGGGCAAAGAGAAGCTGCTGACCCTCGGCCTGTACCCCGACGTGAGCCTGGCCCAGGCGCGGGAAGCGAAGGAGAATGCCCGGCGGCTGCTGGCCAGCGGCGTCGACCCGAGCGAGCAGCGCAAGGCGGCGACCGCGACGAGGGCGGCCGATACCGTGGCCAGCTTCGAGGTCATCGCACGCGAGTGGCTCGCTGGCCGCCCCTGGGTGCCCGCCTACGGGAAGAAGGTCATCGCCTGGTTTGAGAAGGACGTGTTCCCCTACATCGGCGCGCGGCGAGCGGGGGACCTGAAGGCCTCGGACTTCCTGCAGGTCGCCCGGCGGATGGAGGCCAGGGCGGCTTTCGAATCAGCCCATAGGGTGATGCAGAACTGCGGCCAGGTTATGCGATACGCCGTGGCCACCGACCGTGCTGAGCGGAACCCTGTCGCTGACCTGCGCGGAGCGCTTGTGCCGGCACCCGAGAAAAACCATGCCGCCATTGTGGACCCCGTCCAGCTGGGAGGCCTGCTGCGTGCCCTGCACGCCTATCACGGCACGCCCGTAGTCCAGGCTGCGCTAAAGCTGGCTCCGATGGTGTTCGTCCGGCCGGGCGAGCTGCGGAAGGCGGAATGGGCGGAGGTCGACTTGGACGCTGCTGTGTGGAGCATCCCCGCCGCGCGCATGAAGATGCGCCAGGCGCACATCGTTCCATTGGCGAGGCAGGCGGTCGAGATCCTCAGGGAGCTGCAGCCTGTGACCGGCCACGGCCAATACGTGTTCGCCGGCGGGCGCAGCGACAAGCGGCCGATGTCGGAGGTCGCCGTACTGGCTGCTCTGCGGGTTATGGGGTTCGACAAGGATACCGTTACCGGTCACGGATTCCGGGCGACCGCGCGGACGTTGCTAGACGAGGTACTGGGCTTTCGGCCCGATATCATCGAGCACCAGCTGGCACATGCAGTGAAGGATCCAAATGGCCGTGCCTACAATCGCACAACGCATTTGGCCGAACGCACACGCATGATGCAAGAGTGGGCAGACTATTTGGAAACTATTCGCGGGGAGCGCCCCGATGCATTACTTTCAACATCTGTTTGTAAACAGCTGATCCGTAGGCAGGTGTCAGCCCTTAAACTCGATACACCACCTGAATCCGCGCACAGTGGTTCTAGCTGAGTTGTAGGCAATTGCAGGGTTGAGCCAGACGCTCAGTCATGGCCCAACCCGACAGACTACTGAAGCAAGGCCTCTCGAACAGGCTCTGCAACTCCCGCGATATCTTGAGAAGTCGCGCAGTGGTCACACCAAGATGAGCACATAGCTTGCCACAGAACATCCGTACCAACGACAAGCCTGTCGGCAGCAGTCGTTACCCAGGAGTGATGGTCGCCGCTAATCATAGATGCGTCACAAGCATCGATTGTTTCCGATGGTCCGCGATTGATCTTTCTCGCTACATCCGGCCAACTCGCAGCCTTCAACGCTTCAAGCACTACGCGCTCGGGTGCATCCTCGCCAGGAAGCACCACGCAGCCGGCCGCACCGGACTGATCACCATCCAAGAAAACTCTGGACGGCCTGGGGAATCGACCCTGCGCCTGCATTAAACCAAGCGACATACCTACTGAAGCTGAGCCGAAGGGAATGATTTTTGACCTAACCAAAAGATCCCTATCGGCCTTCACAAGCATTTCAGAAACCCACACCGCCGCCCGGCCATCCTCAACATATACGTCGCACTCCGGGTGCTGTTCATCGTCCATGCGGGTCATCGCAAAATCAGGGCTGACTCCCGTGACGACGGTTTTCCCCTCGACGCCATCCATAAGGTAGATGCGCGCCTCTGGCGGCAGCTCATCAAGAATGTACGGGGAATGCGTGGTGAGTACAATCTGCAATTCCTGCTCTCGAGCGACTCTCGCTAGATCGCGCATAAGGCGCCTCTGCGCTCTCGGATGCAGAGAAGTCTCAACCTCGTCAATAAGTACAAGCCCGTACTTAGGATAGTCAACTGCCAACAGCTCGGCGGCCGCAATTTCGCCGGCCCCTTGGTGAAAGCCAGAGTACTGAATATCCCCCACCTTCAGGACGGGGATCGGCTTATCATCGCCAGCACTCGTCACAGATATACCAGCACTGGAATATTTCTTGCTCACAACCTCGCTCAGCCGCTGGAGACGCTGCTGATCAAATTGAGTAAATGCGCCAACCGTCACTCCGCCTTTGAGCAACTTTGCGTAACCCACCCGCGCTCCGACCGGTTGAATCCGCCGTAGATCAACATACTCCACTTGGCGCTCAGGGCGCTCCGGGTTTCCTCTCCATCTATTTGACGGCTTTCGAATGCTCCGGACCAAAGTCTCTTGCCCTTGGCGGTAGGAATAGCGAATGCTTGCACCGGCAATTCGCTCGTAAGGAGTATCCGGAAAGAAATCAGAAGCATAGCGTTCTTTCGTGGTGGACCGATACGCTGCTGCTGCAGCTTGCAGGACGGTACTTTTTCCTGCCCCATTCTCTCCTACGATGGCAACGATCGGGAACTGGAAATCCACACGTTGCCCGACCCAACCTCTTAGCCCTTCGATCTCCGCCCACTCAAGTCTTTTGGGAAAGGACTGACCGGTCATCCACTTGTTGGCCAGCTTCCTCATTTCGGACGATAACGCCATTTTTAAGCCTCCATGCGAGCATCCAACCGGGTTTACCCGGCACTAAACCCATCCTACTGCCGGGCCACCCCGGTTTCAACTGAAGACCGGAGCCGCGCAATACCGGCTACTGACTGGCATTCCCGTCAGCTGCTTGGACACTCGGGACAGCGCCGACCTTCCGCCCTTGTCGTAGCTACTCCACTGACGACGGCGCTGAGGCTTGCCGTTGCGCGTCCTTGGCAACTACACCTCTCCTAAATCTCGTACTTCGACATGTGCGCGTTTAATCGACGCAGCAATGAGCCGGCCGCCTGCGACCTCTCGACCTGAGGCTCGATTGAGAAACTCCGCCTGCAGGCGCGCCGCCTCCAAGACGTCAGCGGGCTCGAAGCTGTCCGGTCGACCCCGCAGCGGCTCCCCTGGTGAAGCAAGGCCGCCGGCAAGGACCTGGACCACCGCTGCCGCGCCGCCAGCGTCCTTGGCGTAGGCCGTAGCCATCATCTTGTTACTCTGCGGTGACCAGCCTCCCAGAACCAACTCCGTGTGCAGGTCGCTTCGCGGGATCCCTGCCCGATCGGCGGCCTCCACGTAGGCAGGCCAGACCTTGTCGATCACCAGCCCCAGCTCTGCCATGAGCTGCTCCATCGTGAAGTCCGCCCGAAAGCTGGCCTGCAGGCACAGCTCGTATATCCTCAGAAAGAACTGAGCTGAGCCCCTGCAGGCCAGCACGAGATTGTGCTGGGGGATGAGCAGGAGCTTGGCGCCTTGGGACTGTTGTCCCGTTTGCGCGTCCTGCGCGAGCGTGTCAACGGCCACCAGCAGCTTGTCGGGGCGTAGCAGGACGTTGAGGATGCTCATGGGGATATATGGCAGGTCCGAGGGGGGACACCACTATCACGGGCGGCTGCCCCTGCGTCTACGCCCCGCGTAGCGGGGCGTCTGCCAACCCTAGCTGCTTGATGGGGAACTTGGCCTGGGCGTACTTGGCCAGCACCTCGGCCCGCAACCGTTCCTGGTGACGCTCCACCCATAGCTCGGCACCGATGATCCCTGTGTCGTAGCTCTCGCAGAGCCGCTTCCGGCGGCGCTCCCCCTGCACATCTAGCTCGGCAAACCATGCGCCGTTGTCGACCCGCTGGTGCAGCCTGACCACCCACTGCCCCCGGTGCCTGATCACGTCGGGCCGGCAGTCAGGGTTAGGGAGGGACATTGCCCATTCGAAGTCAGGAGGAAGCATGTGCGCAGGATACGAATCGAGGTCTCAAAGTCTGCGACAGACCGCTTCTACCCCGCGGCTGAACAATATGCAGAACCGCACCCTGCCCCACTTTAGCCTGCAGGTGGAGGGTCAGAATGCCAAAAGTCCGACAGCAGCCTAAGGCCGCCGTTCTCGTCTGCACTTTCAAGGAGATGCGAGTGAGCTCGCTCCGTCCAACGCGAAGCCTCAAGACGCTGGATCAACGATGCCTCTGCATGCCGGCAAGCCATTGACCAGTTCCAGAAATGGCGCTCCGCGATTCTGCCGGTGAAAAGTACGTCGACATGGGCGTGCTTGCTTGAGAGTTTGATTCTCTCAAAAACGGCCTCAAGCCCGTCCAAAGGACCCTCGATGTACTGGAAAAAACGGAAACCATCGAAGAGCAACGCTCCAGTGACGCTGTACATTCTGTTATGCAACGAAGCGTCCACTAGGATCTGCTCAAGATCCGCATTTCGGATACTGCCAACCATCCTGCTGGCATAGACCAGCGCATGCACTTCAGTTTGTTCATTCATCGTGAGGAGACTACAGGTGGCAAGCACTTAGCTGACAAGTGCGTCCTGAACAGTTCAGCGTGCGAGTGACCAGCCTTTAGGATCGCGGAGGCTCGGCATTTCCGTCACGATCCCAGGCAACGCTGGCTACAGGGGCGGGATCGCCGGCGGCGCGCTCGCCTCGAACACGGCGTCGGTCGCCGCCTTGATCATGGCCATCAGCTTCCACCCGGGCTCCACGGTCTCCTCGCCGGTGACGGGGTGCTTCACGGTGTAGTCCCGCGCCAGCAGCTCGCTGATCCTTGCCGGCAGCACACCGAGGAAGGTGCGCTCCAGGACCACGCCATCGGACTGCGTGGTGATCTTCTCGAAGTGGAAGGTCACCGGCCCGTCGTTCGTGTACGGGCTCCAGTCGATCCCGATGCGAGGCGCGATCGCCTCCACCTTCGTGCCGAACTGCTCGCTCTCGCTGATAATTGCCACGTCATCCCTCCGTACTGATCAAGGACAGCTCCTGGGAGCCGATGTGGAAATTGCTGCCGTTGGCCTCGGCTAGGGTGATCGGCCAGCTGCCGGTGGCCCCACTCAGAAGCACGCGGTACATGAAGGTTCCCGTTCCTGGCTGAGCGTCGGTGTAGGTGAAACTTCCGCCCACCGACGCCTCGTAGCTGTACCGCCCCCACAGCTCGTCGTAGTGGACAGATGTCTGTCCGCCAACCGGCATCGACGTGAGGGTCTGCCATTCGCCGCCGTTGTAGCTGCGCTGCAGCGTCATGACCACACTGTTGGCAGTCACCCCCGGCGTACCTGAATCAAGGTAACCATTGTTGTAGTACGCCAAGCTGACGACAACGGTCTTTTGCCCGCCGATCGTTCCGAACTGCGGCGTCTCCAAAATGGCCGTCGTGGAAACACTGGTGGCGCGCCATGCGTTGCGCAGGATGCCGCCGGAAATTGAGCCGCCGAAGTATGAGTTGCCCTTGTTGTCGATCCAGAACAATCCATTCGCCTTGCTGCAGGCGTTCACATCGGAGCCCACGCCGCTCCAGAACAGCAGGTCCCCCGACGTGCCGAACGACTTCCCGTGCACCACCATGTAGCCGCCCGACCGGGTAATCCAGCGCCCGCCCTCGAACGTGCTGCTGCCGGTGTTGTGCGGGTCCACGAAGCTGACTGCGTCTGCCACGAAGGCGATGCGGCCGACGGTGCCGTTATTCACTGAGGTCACGCCGATCGTGTAACCGTTGACGTCAAGCGCCAAGGTGTGTGAAGCCAGCAACAAGCTCTGGCCGTTCTCCAGAGTCGTGGCGCGCACCTCCAAGGCCTGCGTAGCCGACGCGGTGCCCGCGGCGGTCACCTCATCGCTCCACACCGTCGGCGCCGCGCCCAGCTCCAGCTTCAGCCGGCGGAAAGACGAGACGGCGTCGGTCGCCTCACAGATGATGCCCACAAGCAATCGGGTGGTGCCGGCGGGAACGTCGATCGTGCAGCTGTACCTGGTCCAGACACCGACCTTGGCCGGGTCCGACAGCGCGGTGACCGACCCGATCAACCCGTCATTGTTGTACGCGCTGATCGCCAAGCGGGCATTGCCTTGCGGCCCGTTGCGGAAGATCTCTCCGGACAGCGTGTGCCTTCCAGGAGTAATAGGCCCAGGGATGAACTGGTAGGACGTGTCGTTGCTGGTGGTCGCGTGGATCGCCGCGAACGGTCCAAAGCTGGCGTCCGAGTACGCCCCACCGCTCGCCGGGGTGGTCCACGATGCGAAGCCGCTCCGCCACGTGGGGTTGGCGATCATGTTGGGATTGGCGATCGTCGAGGCCTTCACCTGCGTGATCGCGGTGCTGTTGGCGCTGACAGCGTCCTCGAGCTGCTGGACCTCGCTGGTGAGCAGCTGCAATGCGCCCGCAGATGCCTTGCCCTCCAATGCGGCGTTGGTCTGGGCCAAGCTCTGCGCGAGCGCGTTATCCCGAGCAACGGTTGCAAGGTCAATCTCTTCCACGCGCGCACTACTGGCCTTGCCGGCCAGCTCCGCGCTGGTGAGGTCCAGGCGCTGCGCCAGAGCCATGTCCACTTCCGCCAGGGCCTGGATCTGGCTGGCAACCTGCGCCGCGCTGGCCGCCGCGCCACCGTCGCCCGGCAGCCTGGCCACCACGGCATCGATGCGAACCGCCTGCGCCGAGATATCGGTGGCATTCTGCGTGGACATGCTGATGGCCGCCGCCAGAGCGTCACCGACGGAGGTGTAGTCCCCGATCTCCCGCCAAGTGGCCGGATCCGTGCCAGGCTCCACGCCGGTGTTCGGCACCAGCGCCTGGTACAGGGTGCCGGCATGGCGGACAAAGTCGCCCTTCGGATAGTCGCCAGTGGCGGTCCATTCGTCCGCACCGACGATGTCCTCGAGGATGCCATTCAGCGCGGCCACCTGGGTATCGGTGTACTGGCGCGCGTCGCTCACAGCCTTGTTGATGGCCTCCAAGTCCCCGGCCAGTCGATCGATGATTTCCTGGCCGATGCGCTGGTTAGCCCGCTCGGCCTCTTCCCATGTCTCCTGCATCTGCTCGCCGAGGTTCTGCCCGAGCTGCTTGGAAACCACGCGCATGCCGGTCGACAGCTCGCCGGCGGTGTTGCGCGAGCGGCAAGCGAAGGTCCAGACGCCTGCTGCGGGCACGACCGCCTCGAACGGCACCGTGTGGTAGCCGCCCTCGCCGATGGGGGTCATAGCCGTCCAATCCGGCTGACCGACCGCACCCGCAAGGTAGCGCACCTCAACGCCGGCGAAATCGGGCGACTGAATGGTCTCGGACAAGAACCCCCAGGCGTACATGCGGACGCCCCCCGACATCTCATCAACGTCGAAGAAATCGACCAGCTGCGGCGGTACGTCGGCGCCGGCGGTGATGTAGGTCACCGAAGCCGACACACCTGCCTGCCCGTCCGGGCTGAAAGGCCGCACCACTACCGTGTACTGGTCAGCGCGGCTGATGCGCCACGTGGCCGTCCGGGTGGCCGTCTGGGCCACCTCGGTTAGCACGCCATCGCTGCCGGCCGCCAGGATGACGACGGTGCCCACCGGGCCACTGATGCCAAAGGTGACGGTCAGCTCGGTGAACACGGTGTCGCCCTGCACCACCTGCTGCTCGGTCACGGCGACCTCGCCGGCGATGGGGCGGCTGGTAATAGGGTTCGGGTTGACCGGCGGGATGTACTCGCCCGTGAGCACGTAGGTCCAGAACTCCGGTGGCTCCGGCACTACAGTGACCTTGGCGCCCTTGAGATCGCTCTCCGGCTCGATCGAGGTCACGCGGACCCGATACCCCGGGGTCTGTTTGAAATCGTAGATCCAGATGGTGTCGTGGGCGGGATTGCCGGCTGCGGCACCGGGCAACGGTGCATCTGCCGGCCAGGCCCCGATCAGGCGCAGGGTGTCGCTGGTGCCGATGAATGGCTGGACGCCGAACACCCGGTATACCCGCTCACCGGGTATGCGCAGACCGATCCATGCATTGCTACCTGTCGGGGCAGGAACTGGCTCGTCAAGCTGCAGGGTGACCACTCCGCTTTCCACGCTCGCAGCGACCAGCCGGCCCCCACAGCCCCACTGGGTCAGGTCGTGCTGCAGCGCCAGCACCGACAGGCGTCGGTAGCTCAAGTGTTCGATGTCGGTGCTGTAGCCGGTGTCCTTGTACTGGAACAGCGACTGCGCCAGGTGATAGCGGGCCGCGCGTGCGGCATGCGCTTCGTTGCCGATGCCCTCGCCCTGCACCGTCGCCGGGTTGAGCATGGTGGTCACGCCAGGCGCTGCGACGCGCAGCGTTTTCGTGGTCCAGTCGGCCGAATCGTAGTAGCTGTACTCGATCCCGTCGGCAGCATTGGCCAGGGTGTAGCCGACCTGGAACTGGCCCTTTTTGATCGTGGCCATGTTGACCACGCCCGACAGCGGCTGTTCGGCGCCGGCCCATACCACCGACAGCCGGCCACCCGCCCAGCTGATCTGACCAAAGCCAGCAAGCGCCACGGCATTCAGCGCGTCATCGTGGTTGCGCACGTCCTTGATGTAGTGGGCGTAGCCATAGTCGTTGTCCTGACAGAACAGCATGTACGCCTTGAGCGCCTCGATGTCGATCTGCACATCGTCCAGCCCGATACCCGCGATCAGCTTGCCATTCTCATCGCGGAAGCCACGGGCGTAGGCCAGGATGAGCGCGCCGCAGTTGTTGGTTTCCTGGGTGACCCAGCCGCCGGCCGTCCACACCGGTACCGGCACGCAGTGCGCAACGCAGCGGATCTCATCCGGCTGGCCGTTCAGTTGACCGGTCGCCTTGATGCGGATGCCGATGCGCGAAATCCCTGCATAGTCCGCAGTATCTTTCTGGATGCTGGTCAAGGTGGACCAGGTGAAGTCGCTGGTGGCCCCGCTGCCATCAGTGTTGCGGCCGACAATACGCACCCTCACGTCGTACTGGCCCTCATGCACGTCCAGCGAGTAGCTCCGGCGCTGCTGTTTCTGCGAACGGCTGGTGACGGGGTACGAGCCGAACATCATCCAGTTGGTCGCACCCACCACGCGGTATTGAACCTCAATGGTCTCCTGGTTGTCCTTGGGCTTTCCCTTGCTGGTGATGTCAAACAGCATGAAGTCCACGTCCACCTTCAGGCAGATGGTGCTCGTGCTGCTCGTGCGCTGCACCCACGCACTGGGGGCTCCCTTCTCGGCCTCCAGCGCACCACCGGCAATGGTGTCGGCATTGCTATACAGCGGGATGTCCTCGCTGCGCATGCCGGAGAAGCCGTTGTGCCAGACCGTGACACCTTCATAGGAGGACAGCAGTGCGTCGCCGTTGTACAGCTCTTCCACACGTCCAACGTTGATGCCTGGCGTCAGAACCAGCGCCATGTACTGGTCGTCCGCCTCGTACCAGGTGTACGGGTTGCTGGCCACGTCAGGCGTGATGCGCAAGGGCCCACCGAGCAGCAGTGGCAACGGTTCGTATGGGCGCGCCTGATTGCGTGCAGCACCAATGGTGTAGACCGAGCTGCCATCGCTTGCGCTGGGCTTGGGCTGTTTCGGGCCCAGGACCTTGTTGATGAGGAGGGACCCAGCCATGAACACAGCACCTTGGGCGAGCCCGGCCACGGCCGCACCGTAGCCAGCAGACAGAAGCGCGGTACCCACACCCCCGCTGAAGATAGTCAACGCTACAAGTGCCACGATGGACAGAGCCGCCTTCTTCACCACACCTCGCACTTCGATGACAGCGCCGCCCTTCGGCCGCATGCGATCCATCACCTCGTGCGGCACCAGAACGCCGTTGATCCGCACCTCCCACAGGTCGCCGTCGTAGTCCGGCACGGTGCGGGCAAGGAAAGCGCCCAGGCGCTCGCCCGCCTGCAGCTCGGCGGCCACGTTGCGCTGCCCCTCCAGCGTCACCGGGTGCGGGGTAACGATCAGCGGAGCAGTGGCGTTCATCAGACCCATCGGTAATACCCCTCAATCCTCAAGCCGAAATCCGGCAAGTCACGAACCCGGTGCAGCACGCTGCAACCGTTCTTCTCGTTGGAGTGCAGCACCCAGCCTTCGTGGGCCAGATGGAAGTAGACGCCGGCATGGCCAGGACGCCTCATGCCGTGCTCGATCATCAGCACCAGGTCGCCATCGCTCGGCGCCGGCACCGCGGTGCCGTACGGCCTGGACAGCTCCCCAATCACCGCCTGCCCAGCGGCGCCGCGCGGGCGGCCGCTAGGCAGCTGCACCGCTCGGCCGAACAGCTGCTGCTGGACCAGCACCACAAAATCGGCGCAGTCGCAGGCATCCTCGGAGTACGGCACCCCCACCAACGCCTCAATCTCCGACAACCGCATCAGAAGATCCCCGGCAAGGTGAACGGGTTGGCTCTCAGTCGCACGGCCTGTTGACGCATCAGGAAGTCAACGCCGCACTGCGCCGTAGCGGTGGCGCCACTGACGACCACCTGGGTGACCGGCAAGTAGAAGTCCCTCTCGTACACGTTGGGCTGGGCATGATCGCTGACCATCAACCGGGCCATCATCAGCTCGTTGGGGCCGAGTGACTCGAGGTCCTCGGAGATGCCCCGGCCGACGTTGTCGAGCACGAGCTGCGCGCGGGGCGACTGGCCCCGCGTGTCGTCGGGCAATTTGAAGCTGAAGGGCACACCCAGGTACACCACGCCCTGGCTAACCCAGTCCTGAGTATCGTTGACGATCCGAAGCGGGGCCGGCAGCGAAGGGGCAGAGACGGAGAGGAACAGCAGCGTTCCGCTGGTATCGGTGACGCGCTGCTTGCGCTCGGTGAAAGTGCTCATCGCAGATACTCCAGCTGCAATGCGCAGGTCGCCCTTTCAAATCCCTTGCGCTCCGACTTGAGCTCACCGAAGCCATCGGCCGCGACTCGCGCCTGTACGAGCTGCCCGTTCCGGGGATGGATCAGGTCAAACCAGCCAACTCGCTGAAGATCGTCCAAGTACCACGTGACAAAGGCGTTGACCTGTTCGTTCGAGAGCAGCAGAACAGTCATTGAGAGCTTGGCGAGGACCTTGGTGTTCTCGATTCGAGCCTTTGGCACGCCACGCTCCATCTCGGTACGCAGCACTGAGGGATCGAACGACTCGCCCACAGTCTCGGACAAGATGCTTGCATAGGTAGGGAAGCTGGCCATCAGACCGTCTCCCGCAAGCCGAACCTGGCCTTCTGGGCGGCGTAGGTGGCACCGGTGCCGTTGGCAATGTTGCTTCCGATGTACTGATCCACCTGACTCAACATGATGTCGATGTTCATCTCTCCGTTCTCACCTTGGGTGACCTTCGCCTCGCCGGACGTTCCGGCCGGCGCGTTGTTGATGGTCACGTTCACTCGCGGCGCGCCGCCGCCGCGACTCCCACCACCTGCAGAGGCAGGGATCACGGTTCCATCGTTGCCCGGGATCAAGTAGGTGCGGCCGCGGCCGTCGTCGAACAGTTCAGGCCGCCCACCCTCGCCGACCTCGTACAGCGTGGACCCACGCACCGGGCCGCCGGCGGCGCGGCCGCCACCGTAGCTAAGGCCCTGGCTCAGCCACCCGGTGTTGTTGCCGAAGCCCTGGGCGAACGACGAGGATGGCGCGCTGGTTGCACCGCCACCCCATGCACTGGCCACCATGTTCATAAGGCCGACGGCGGCCTGCTTAGCACCGATGCGCGCCAAGTCCGCGACGATGGCGTTGGTCATGTCGCGGAATGACAGCTTCCCGGTCTGGGCGAACCTGACCCACGCGTCTTCCCAGCCGCCCAGTGCGCTATTCATCAAGCCGTTGGCCTGTTCCAGCGCATTGCTGGCGGCGAAGGCGTAGTCCTCCCATGCCCGCCGCGCGCCAGCTCGCCAGTCCCCCAGCATGGCCAGCCGCTTCTCCTGGAACGAGCGCTCCTTTGTCAGCTCACTGTCTCGGTGCGCCGCCGCGTTCGCCGCCATCAACTCCCATGCGGCCTGATCGCTCGCGACGTCCTTGCTACCCAGGCGCTTCATCTCGTCCTGGTACTCGCGCTGGATGTCCAGCTGCCGACGGAGCATCGCGACCGCGTCGGAGCCCCGCCCCATGCCCATCAGGTCGAGTTCGTTGGCCCGGTCCCGGTTGCTGCTGGCTTGATTGAGAATGGCCTGCTGCCGCGCCAGCGCTTCGGTCGCCTCGCGTTCTTTGGTGAAAGCCACCGCCTTCTCCCCGGACGCCAGCAGCTGCTCGCGCGTGGCCACCAGCTGCGCCCGAGTGGACGCCGTCATGGTGTTGGTCTTGTCGTCCAGCTCCTGCTGGATCTTCGCCGCCTGGCGCTCGCTTTCGGTGGCCTTGACCCCGGTTTCCACCAGTTGCTTGTTGGCATCGATCTGGCGCTGCGCCGTTGCCAGCATGTTCTGGGCCGCGCTGTCGTCGGCGTTGCGCCGGCCCATGCCTTGGCTGCGGTTGAACTGCTTGTCGACGTCGCCCTCGGCCTTGGCGATCAGCCGCTGCATGGAGCCGTCAAAGTGGCGCGCGTCGTTGTCAGCCAGGCGGTTGTACTGGGCGACGATCTTGAGCCGCGCGGCCTCTTTGGCGGTTACGCGGTCAAGGCCCGCCACTTGCGCATTGATAGCCTCCGCTGCCTGCTGCTGTGCCGACGCTTGCTCCTTTGCTACTGCTGCCGCGTCAGCCGCAATGCGCGGATCAATTCCAGGACCGCCAATCTCCGAAATGGCCTCTGGCAAACCATTGGGATTTCTAAGCCGCTTTGCGGCGCTACCAGCGATATCGCCAAAGGAAGGAAGCCCAGCCCACTTGAGCGCCAGGTTCGACGCCCCCAGCCCACCGCCGAGGCCCACCATGTCGGCCAAGGTCGGCAGCCGCGTGGCTTCGCCATACTTCCCGATGTATCCGGTGAGCGCTTGGGTGAGCCCGACGATCTCACCCCAAACACCGCTAATCTCGTCCTTCTGGTCCCTCCACCATGCCGTCATCATTGGCAGATTGGCTTCTGCAGTGCCGGCCATGCGCTTAGTGGCTTCATCGGCCAGCCGCATTGCTTCGGTTACGGCACCGAGCTCATCGCCCTGCTGCTGCAGCTGGTAGACGTTCTCGATCTGTGCCTGAGTCAGGAAGCGGTACTGCTTGTTTAGTTCCAACAAGCCTTCCACCGGGTCCTTGGTGATCTTCTCGAACGCCGCCACGGTGCGGTCGGCCGATACGCCGAGAGACGCCTCCATTCGAGCAGCCGCCGCCGTGACGAGTTCGAATTGCTGGCCAGCAAACTGTCCAGACTTGGCGACAGCATTCAGAGCATCAACGGCACCCCCACGGCTCACGCCTTGAATGCGATCAAGCTGACCAACCATCCGTTCGAATTGCCCGAACGTGACGCCAACGCCTCGTCCACTAAGGATGAGGTTGCTCTGGAAGTCATAGAGCTCGTCGCTGCTCTGTTTGGCCGCTATTGCCAGCGCAGCCAGCACGGCAGTACCCACCGTCAGCGGATTGATCAGCCCCAGTACATAGCCACCAACCGCGCGCGCCGCCGGGCCGATGCCGCCCAGCTGGTCCCTCAGCTGGCCGCCCTGCTGGATCGCCACCATCCAGATAGGCTGACCACTGGCGATGCTGGTGGCGATGTCCGTCATCTGCATGGGCAGCATGCGCAGGCCCTGCTGCAGCTGGCCGGCCGACAGCGCCATGCCGTTCTGCGCGTTTGTGGCCTTGAGCACCGAGGCGCGCATACCCTCAATCCTGGTCTGGTACTGATCGAACACGCTGGTGTTGACCAGACCGGCCCTGTGCGCGCGCTCGAGGCGTTCTTCCATCGCCGCCAGCCGGTTCAGGGAGGCTACCGTGGGATCGATCTGTCCAAGCAGTTGCTGCAGGTTGATCTTCTGGGCCTCGGCGGCCGCCGCTGCTTTCCGCTGCTCGTTCGTCGCACGCGCCTCCGCCTCCTGCAAAGAGCGCACACGGGCCGCCATGCGGTCCTGCTCACTACCAGCGGCCGCCATCGCCCGCGCTTTGTAGTCGATGCCCTGGGCGGCCTCACGTGCAGCCTCAGCCAGGGCGCGCTCGGACAGGTTCGCTGATTGGTTGCTCTGGGACCACGCCACAGCCTGCTGGGCCACCGCTTTGTAGCGGGCTTCCTGCTGGGCCAGGTCCTGCTCCAGCTTCTGGCTGGCCGTGGACACCTGCGTAGTCGACGCCGCCGCCGCGGTGCCCGCTGCACCATATGCCTGCGCCTGGCTTGCCACACTGGTGAACTTGCCATCCAGGGCACCCAGGGAGGTCAGGATCTCGTTGTTGGTCCGGTTGAGTTGCTGCAGCTCGGTGATGACCGCGCCGGTACCAATGCCGATGCGGTCCAGCGCCCCGCCCAGGCGGTCGCCCAAGGCCGTAGAGGATCGCTCCACGGTCCGGGCCAGCGCCTGGTAGTCGCGCTCCAGGCGATCAGCAGCACCACCTGCACGATCGGCGGCGGCTGCGTTCTCGTCCAGTGCCTTCGTGCCCTCGACCAGGCCAGTGCTGTCGACCTTGTAGCCAAGCTCGGCGATATCCATCTGGGTCTCCCGTTCTACTGCTGCTGTGCGCGCTCACGCGCGGCTTTCTGGTCTTCGCGCACCGCGCGCAGATACTGGTCGTCCATCGCCATCAGCATCGAGACCTCCTCCGGCAGCAGTTCAAGCTGCAGGAGGCGGGCCCAATTGCCAACGTCAGCAAACGTCAACGCCTCCGGCCCCGAGTGGCGGCGGCCGGAGAGCAGCCAGAACCAGTCCCAGACGTGGGTAACTGCGTCCGGGATATGCAGCTCTGGGGAAGTGGCGCCGAAGCGTTCATTGCGCTGGCGCCGGGTCTCGCCGTTCTCGTCCGCCATGTCGTAGCGGACGGCGATGTATGCAGCGTCAGCCGCCCGCCTCGTCAGATCCGCGAAAGAAGGCGGCGCGATCGCTCAGCGCTGCATCGGCCTGATCGCCCACCCAGGGCAGTTCCTTCAGCAGCTGGCGCAGGGTCTTCTCCTGGAATGCCGGCTTTTCCCCGTGGAAGGTCAGGTCCCCTTCCCAGGCCCAGCCCCCCACCGATGCGCACAGCATGCTGAGGCGGTTGGCCTCCAGCTGCTCGGCCGTCACCTTGCCGCGGTGGCTCATGCGCTCGTTGAGCGACTTCCGGCCTGCGGCCTTCACCTGCTCATGGGTGTCGGGCAGCAGCAGAAGCACCAGGCCCACCGGCTCTTCCGTGGCCGGGTGCAGGATTTCCAGGCGGCGCTCGGCCGCGACAATGTTGGTCAGTTCGGTCATGTTCGAGATCCTTGATGGCGATCCGGTGGAGAGCCCCGGGGGAAGCCGGCCGGATCAGATCCGGCTTGTCAGGCGGCCGCCCTATCCCCCGGGGTGTTCGGTTACGGGGTGGTCGGCGCCGGCACGGTGATGGGCTGCTGGTTCAGCGCCAGCGTGTAGGTGTTGAGGATGAAGTCCTCGTTGCGGCCACCCGGGACGTTCGGGCCGGTTACAAGGCCGCGGAGGAACTCGATCGAGCCGTCGGCGCGCTCCACCTTGAAAGCGTAGGCATCCGGCACGTTCGGTGCACCAGCGGCGCGCATGGCGATCTGGCCCGGGTCGGCCAGGTCCTCGGCCACTTCCACCTGCGGATCGCCCGCGTTGGTGATGCCCTTGCCCTTCAGGGCTACAAGAGTGTCCAGGGTGTCGTACTGCACGATGTTGGTGTTGATGCCGCGCTCACCGATGCTGCCGACCTTCTTCACCTGGACGAAGGTCAGGGCCTTGAACTCGGTCTCGGTCAGGTCGGTGTTCTTGGGTGCAGCGCAGATGTGGAGCTTGGAACCTGCGTTGGTCTTTGCTTCGGCCATAGCCGTATCTCCTCGCGATGGGCATAAAAAAACCCGCCACGCGGCGGGGTCGTTGGAAAAGAGAAGGGCCCGCTGGTGGGCGGGCCCTTGGATGGATCAAATATAGATCAATGCATCTTTGGCGGCTCCAGGTTTCCAGCAGTCTGGATCAGCTCAGAAAGCAGAACCTGCGCGTGCTCCTGGGTGATTGCCTCATTCGCGGACAACTGGCAGATGTAGAACATGCCAACGTTCAAGAAGGTCGTTCGTTCGGTGGAAGTGGTGAGCATTGTTACCGCCTGATTGAAGCTTGCACTCACAGATGCGAGATCCGCAGAGTTGCTCTTCGCGGCGGAGACAAGCGCGTCAGATGCGGCGAGCACCGCCTTGTCGATTTTTCCGGATCCAAACCATGAGGCGCTCTTCATCCCCAGCGCGTTCTGCATGCACATGCGATCTACACGTTTATTGTCACCCGGCATGACCATCGCGGCAGATCGCCCCGGGTCCCACGTCATGAAGGTCCCCAGCGTCACGGTGTTGGTTGCCTTGTCACCCGGCATTTTCTTTCCGGCCATCGACTTGATCGTGGATCCACAGCCTGATGCAACCATGCATAGAACAATCAGCGAGACAATCCGAAATCCATTCATACGGCCCCCTGTCCGACCGGCGGATACCGGCCCTCGGCGCACTTTTATCACGCCTTCATTCAGATTTCTTCAGAAGTGCTACCTGCCGCAAGGAGACAGCTTTGCAGCAACCAGCTTCAGTGCCTGGTCGCGGGTGAACCCTACCTCGACGTATGCGAGGTACTCGTCCCTCACAAATCGAGCCTGCTCGCGGTTGAATGCGTCCAGCAGATGCCGGTTCCGACGCATGCGGTCGATGGCATCGCGCAGCTGGGTCAGCTCGCCCTCGGAAGGCGGCGAGTCGCTGCGGACCACATGTAGCTTGGGCGGCTTCGGGCTCATGGGCCGGATTCTAACCTGACACGAACCCCCGCCACCTGATGGTCACCGGGTGCATCGTCCGCTGCGGGTCCTGGATGATGGCCGACGTCCAGGGCTTCCGCTCCACCCGCATGCCGGCAAAGGTGGTGCCCTTGGCGAAGGCGGCGATGATGGCGTCCGTGATGCGGGTGCCGACCATGATGCCCTGGCCAGGCCGGTAGCAGGCTGACAGCTGGCCGAACCCCTGCATCAGGAACGGGCCTTCATCGGCCATGCCGTAGTTCTCGGTCTGGTTGGGGAACCACTGCAGCTCCAGCCAGCGTGCGCTGGCGCCGGTCGGCGGGGTGAAGCCCTTCCCCGGGTAGGAGCACGGCAGAGCCTCCGCCGCGGCGAACTGCCCCACCAGCGTGGCGAAGGCGTCGTAAATCGCGGTGTCGTTCATGCCATCTTCCCCTTCACCTCTGCGGTCACCTCGGCCACGATGAAGTCCCAGCGCTGCGCCGCCGCCCGGGCAAACCCCTTGCCGGCCTGCGTGTACTCGCGGCCCAGGCTGTCGGCGCCCTGGAAGCCGTGCTCCATGCGCATGGCATAGACAGCGGTCCAGCCTGCCCACACCGTCTGGCCCAACTCCATGCCAGCGAACACCACGTTCGGATCCATCGCGCCATCGGCCGGCATGCCCTCGGTCGACGCGGCGCGGGAGTTGCGCAGGAACCCGGTGTCCACCGGCATCTTCCCGCCCTCCCCTTCCTGGGTGTTGGCCTCTTCGAACAGGCGCTGCGCGGACTCGCGGAAGATCGCCAGCTGCATTGCCTTGGCCTTCTCGGAGAAGGCCTTCACCTGGTCACCGAACTTGTTGGCCACGCCACACCTCCGCCGCCATATCCACCTTGTAGGTCTTCGTGCACCGGCAGCCGATCGTCTCTTCCGCCGGTGCGCCCAACGATGTGTCGCCCGGGAACCGCAGCAGCGCACCACTGGGCGTCTGGAACGGCACACCGAACTGCTGCTTCTGCCCGTTCATCAGGTGGTGGCTGTGCCGGGTCCTGCGGTCTGCCGTGGCCGACCAGCCGCAGGTCACGTTTTCAGGTGCCAGGCGCCCGGCCTCGATCTGCTGCCGGTATGACTCTTCCCTGCCGGCGTTCATGGCCGTCAGCGACTCGGTGCGGGCGATGTTCTCGCCGCGCAGCGCCAGCAGCCGGTCGGAGTAGCGCCCGGCGATCTTGTCGATGTCAGCCTGCGACACCGGCTTGCCGGCGGCGATGGCGCGCTTGACGATGCCGTCCAAGCGCCTGTCCCGTCGCTTCCTGTCGAAGTAGCCGACCATCTGCGCGGGGTCACCGCTGGCCAGCTGCGCCCTGACGTTGGCCACGTACTGCGCCTGCTGCGCGGTGAGGCCCACCACACCGCCGGTGCGCCGCCCGGTCTCCCCGATCCGGCCTACCAGCTCCAATGCGGTCTGGCGCGGGTTGCGGCCGGCCACCATGCCGCGCGTCAGCAGCTCCCGCACCAGCTGCCGCTGGTCCTCCACCACCCCGCGGATCAACCGGGACGAGTTGGACGACAGCCAGTTCTCAACCCCCTGATTGCGCAGGTCGAACCCGAACCGCAGTACCGGCGTCGGATTGGCCGGGTTGTAGCTGCCGCGCACCTGCTGCCGCATGGACAGGGTGGGCAGCTCCTTCATGCCGGCGTCGCTGCCAGCCAGGAACGCGTCGCGCACGGCCTCGGTCATCGGCGAGAACCGCTCCGCGTCAAAACCCAGGGCAGTCAGCACCGCGTCCACATCGCCAGCTCGTAGCAGGTCGGCCAGCAGGTTCATCTGCACCTGAGAGCGCACGCCGTTGACTGCCTGCTCAAACGCGCGGCGGATGGCCGGCTCCAAGCGGCGAGCCAGCAGCTCAAGTTCGCGTGGGGTAAGGATGGCCATCAGCGCCTGGCGTGAAATTCGTAGAGCAGTACCTGGCCGCCCGGGGAGAGCGGCTGCACGTCGATGAAGTGGTACAGCTGGCCGCCCAGCAGAATGCCGTCATCCTTGGTCGGCACGATGTCGGTGGCGGTGGAGATCAGCCCGAGCTTGTCGCCCTGCAGCACCAGCGTGGCGTCGCGGTTGGTCAGGCTGTACTCGATCTCCACGACAATGGAGTCGTGCTGCGTTGCCGGGCCCGGCTGCGGGTTGTGGGGCGGGCCGGTCGGCGCCCCGTCGCGCTGCAGCTTGCAGGCGTAGCCGTAGCGGTCGATCAGCCGCGTGGCGGTGGCCTGAATGCGGTCGTAGAAACCGCTCATACCACCCTCACCGCCGGATATACAGCCGGCGTCCGTAGCAGCGGCGCCAGGATCTCATCGATGGCCGGCACCACCGGTCGATTCGGAACCTGACCGGCGGCGCTGGCGTCGGCATAGGTGACCTCGATGGGGCCGACCTTCTCCTTGGTCACCGCCGCGCTTGCCACGTAGTCCGGCGACAGGCTGCCCGGGCTCACCAGCTCGCGCAGCGCCGCCTCATAGGCTGCGCGCTCGACTTCGTCGGGTACTTCATCCAGCTGGATGGGGTCACCGTCGTAGTCGATCGCACCGGTGCGGGGCCACTCGTTCGGCTGGCCCCGCCCGGCCGTGCGCACGCCGGGGAACATGGACGACCAGCGGCCCGATGCGAGCAGCACCTGGTACCGGCCGTCGATGTAATCCGTGGCGCGCACCAGTGCACCGGTCCGGGCTTCTTCCGTGCCGGCAGCCCAGGCGGAATTGCCGCGCGCCTGGTGGTAGATATCCGCGCCTTCCAGCGTGCCGTACATGGTCAGCCCTCGCCCTTCTTGGCCTCGGCCTCGCCGATGGCCGCCTGCAGCTTCAGCACGCCCCAGGTGCCCTTCGCGTCGATGCCCAGCTCCTTGGCGCGGGCCAGCAGCGCATCCTTGTCGGCGACCGGCGGGTTCTGCGCGGTGCTGGCCGGGCTGGTGTTGGCCTTCGCCTTCTCGCCGTCAGCGGTCGCGGCGCCCTTCTTGGCTTCGGCCTCGGCTTCAGCAGCCGCCTGCAGCTCGAGCACCGTGGCAGCCAGCCGCGCCTCGCGGTCGCCGTCGTCCAGCGCGTTCCAGTCGGCGACGCTCAGGTCCGACGCTTCGTGCGTCCGGCGCACCACTTCGCCCAGCGGCACGGTGACGCCTTCGGCCAGCTCGATGTTGGACGGCAGCACGTTGGAGCCGACCAGGACGCCCTTCGCCAGTGCCTTGGTGCTGGTGCTGCCGCCCTCGGCGGTCAGGATCTCGGCCTTGAGCCAGCCCTGCACCACCGAGTTCTTCTTCAGCTGCTCCCAGCCATCGACCGGGGTCTGCACGCCCGGCGGCAGGATGGTGCCGTCCGGCAGGCCGAGCGGACCCTTGTGGTTGTTCGTGATCTTCATGCTTCGCTCCAGTGAGGCCCCGGCGCGCGGCCGGGGCCATGCGGATCAGATGCCGTCCAGGTAGACGACTTCCTTGGGCAGGCGCACGTCCAGGCCGCCCAGGCGCATCACGCCCGGGATGTCCCAGCGCAGCGGGCCGCTCTGCCAGGCCGGCAGGAAGCGGTGCGGCATCGGCATGTGCAGCTTCAGCACTTCCGGGTCCTTGCGGTAGGCAACCAGGCGCGTGGTGCCGCCGACGCCAGCGGTATCCAGGCCGCGCACGCCGCGCAGTGTCAGCTGCTGACCGGTCTGCACGGTGTACAGGTTGTTTTCCAGGTACCACTGGATGATGGTCTTGTCGCTCTGCTCGCTCATCTTGCGAGTGGCCAGCAGATTGAACTTGGTCCACGGCAGCAGCAGGGTGTCCGCAATCGACGCGGTGTTGGTGCCGTTGAAGACGTTCAACAGCGCCTGGTTCAGGACACCGACGATCAGGTTGGAGTCCGTATCCACGGTCCAGTTGCCAGTTTCCGCCGCCACCGGGGTCACGTTCGCCGCGTTGTAGAGGCCGGTGAATCCCTTGGCCGTGTCGCCCAGCAGCGCCACGCGGTCGACCATCTCTTCGGAAGCGCGGCGAGCGGCGGAAGCATCGTCGGACTGGAGGTTGATGCCCAGCAGCTGTGCCCGGCCGATTTCCTCCCAGCCGAAGCCGTAGCCGATACCAGCGGTGTGCACGCCGGTCTGGTGCTGGGCACGCGTGGTGCCGGCCTTCGGCAGGTCGTCCGCGTTGCCGTTGATCCAGTTAGCCTTGCCGAACTGGTCGGAGGAGTAGTAGGTCACCGACGTGGCGAACTCACTGCCGGTGGTGTCGACCGGAATCAGGTCGCGGTACTGCACCGACGGGTAGCGCGTGCGGTAGACGCCCGGTTCGATGATCGATGCCTGGGCAACGACGAAGCCGAGCGCGGCCTGTGCGTCGAACAGGTGCATGGAATTTCCATTCATGGGCTTGGCTCCTTAGCCGAGACGGACGACGGCCAGCTGGCCGGCGGCGGTGGTGCTGGTGTCCCAGCGGGCGCCGGTGAAGGCGGTGTTGTCGGTGGCGACGTTGGTGAAGGTGCCGGTCGCGGTCACGAAGACCGGATCGCCTGCCTTCACTGCGACGGCCGCAGCCACCCAGATGTCGCCCTTGGTGATGACGCGGGCCGAGGTACGCTGGGCGAAGCTGTCCGGCACACCGGCACTGCCGACGGCGGAGCGGTCCAGCAGGGTGATGCCCACCAGCTTCGTGGCACCGGTACCGGCGAGGACAATGCCCTTGTCGGCGGTGCCTTGGGCCACGGCGCGGCCGAAGCCGATACCGGGCGAGGTTTCCACGTCGCGGCTGATGATCGTGGCCGGCAGCATGGTTGCCTGCGCACCTTCGATGGCGACCGGCTGGGTATCCGGATAGTTGGTCTGCAGTGCCATGACTTAGGCCTCCTTCTGGCCGGCGGTGCGGTAGTCCAGGCCCGCGACGGACGCGGAATAGCCGTTGTCCTGCACGTTCTGGCGATGGGTCGAGCGGTCGCCGAGGGCTACCACAACCGGGTCGCGCGGCTTGGCGCCGTCGGCCAGGATGTCGAAGCGGGCCTCAATGTACGCATCGGGCTTGCCGGCCACTGCGGCGTCGCCGAGCTTCGCCACGACCGCGATCTTGCGGACCTCGGCATCGGTCTTGCCGCTGTAGTCGGCGTCGTGCACGGCCTTGGCCTTGCCGATCAGGTCGCCGCGTTCCTGCACGCGCTTGTCCAGGTCGGCGTCACTCAGCACCTTCGCCTTCAGGTCGTCGCGTTCGGCTTCGACCTTAGCGATGGCCGCATCCTTGGCAGCAACGGTGGTCTGGTGCGCGACATCGGCGATGCCGGCAGCGGTTTGCGCGTCCTTCAGCTGCGCCTGCAGCTTGGTGATCGCCTGGGCGCCGGCGTCGTTGGTGACGACGGACAGCCCATCGACCAAGATGGTCTTGTCGCTCATGTGGTTCTCCTGCGGTTGTGGATGGGCGCTTGGATCCGGTGCACCGGGGGTGCGCCCATCCCCGATGCGAAACTGAGAGCCGGCCCGGCCGTGCTTGACCAGGGCCAGGTGGTTGTTACGGATGTTCCGCTGGACTGCGTCGTACGGCTCGCCCTCAGGCGTTACGCCATCCGTCCAATCGATCTCCGAGGAGTACCCTTGCGAGAGCTCGCGCTTGCCGGCCTCGTAGTCCGCGATCGCGTCCTGGTCCATCAGCACCAGCGGCACACGGACCCGTGTCTTGTCGTGCACGACCTCGTCGCCGGTCTGACCGACGGCGTACTTCTTCCAGTTCTGCGCGTTCACCTGCTCCGGCGGGTGGTCGTTGGTCATCGGCCGGTGGGCGAAGCTGCGCAGGGTGGCGTCCGAGAACACCTCCTCCGGCGGCCGGTAAAGCCGAACGTTCAAGAGGTCCGGGCGGCCCAGCTCCTCACCCAGATAGGTCTGGATCCCGGTGCGTGCGACGAAGGCATCGGCCACGAGGTAGCCGTCCGCAGTGCGGCGGACGGCCGACACCGGGACATTGTCAGTCAGGTACATGGGTCAGTCCTCTCGGATCTCTTCGAAGATTTCCGGACCCAGCACGATGCGGCCGCGGTACGGCTCGACCTTCGACAGGTCGATGGTTGCCTTGGTCAGGCTGATGTGAGGGGTGTAGTCCGGGTAATCGTGTGAGCCGCCTGCGCGGATGATGCTTTCGTGGCGCCAGCACAGCTGCGAAGAAGCGAACAGCAGAACGGCCGACATGCCGCCGAGCGGCTCCACTGCCCGGGGCCCACCTTCCGGGATCACCAGTTGGTCAGAGCCATCGGTGCCCCACTCGTTGGCATTGCCCGCCTTTATCCAGTCGAAGGCCTGGCGCGAGTAAGCCACGGTCACGTGCAGGTCTTCCCGCAGGTCGGTGATTCCCTGCTCCGTCGCCCAGGCAGCGATGTCGCTGGTGTTCACCACCTTCCGGTTCACGTAGAGCGGCCGGGGTTCGGCATCCACCACCGGGGTTGCCGGCACGCTGCCTTCACTCAGATCGCCTTCGTCCTGGTCAAGCCCGTCAGGGTCGGCCTTCGTCCACTCCAGCATTTCCGCTTCCAAGCCAGGCGCAACGCCTGCCTCGGTCAGCATGTTGACCGCCACCGCCGACATGACTGCCTCCGGTACCAGGCGGGTTTCGGCGATGGTCTTGATGGTGTCCGCTGTGGTCTTGCCAATGCCCGCCCGCTCGGTGTCGGTGGTCTGCCACAGGCTGCGCCAGCTGTAGAACACCTCCGGTGGACGACTGCCCAGCGCCGACCGGATGAGGCATTCGTCCAGCACCTGCAGCGACGGCTGCAGCACCAGCTCCTGGTTGCTGCTGATGCGGTCGTAGTAGTTCCGCAGGTCGCTCTCGCCGCTGGAATTGAGGCCACCCGGTGACTGGCCTAGAAGGCGGGTCATCGGGATGTCGGAGGCGCCCGACGTAAGCTGCAGGAAGCCCATCAGCAGGTCGACCAGGCCACCAAGCTGGAGCTGCTTCTGCGCGTAGTCTTCGCCAGAATCCAGAAGGAGAGCACCGTTGATGCCTTTTGCCATCGCGGCTAGCTGAAGCCGCTGCAGGACCTGTTTCTCGAACTCAGGATCCGCCAGCATGGACATGAAGTTGGGGATCTTGATGACGTCGACCTTCGCTTCGAACACCAGCGAAGCGACGTTGGCGGCGGTGGCGTCGGCATCCTTAATGGCCTTGCTGATGGCCAGCAGCACCGAATCACCCCAGCCGTCGCCGATGCCGAACTCCGGATCCGGCTTTTCCGCACCGTGCAGGATTACCAGGCGCGACGGGTGGATCTGCACCTGGCCCGCCTTACCGCTGCTCAGGGTGTAGAACGCCGGCTGTGCGTAACCCGGCGATTCCGGATCAAGGTCAAGCTCACCCGCCTGCAGCACCCGCTTCGACAACACGTTGATGTGGCGAATGCCGCTCTTGCCAATGGATTCAGGCTTCAGCGGCAACGTCGGGTCCGATTGGCCCGTGCCGATGTAGAGCGCGGCGCCGCCGGTGAGCCGTGCGCGGATCATCGCCTTCAGCACCTTCTGCTGCAGGCCTAGCCGCTTCTCCTCTGCCTCGATCGCGGTGATCTGCCCCTGGTCTGCGCTCCAGCCGCGCCACTTCCGGCAGCTGTCCATCGCCGGGATGTCGATCACCTTCCGAGCCAGCCAGGTGCCACGGTACGCGTTATCCGCCTCCTGTTCCGACAACGTCGGGACGCCGTAGAAGGTGGCCGCCGCCTTGTCGCGCGGCGTACCTAGGTTGGCCACCAGATTGACCAGCCCATCTTTGAGTTGCGTGAGCTTGCCCATCAGAGCGCGTTCCCAAGGTTGTAGGTGCTGCCGGTGACCAGCTCAGCGAAGGCGCCCGAAAGCGCGTCCACCTGGTCGTCGTGCTTTGCGTTGGGGAACTCGGCGATCTCGTCCAAGAACGCGGGCACCCACGGGCCATTCACCAGCTTGATGTTTCCGGCTTCGGCCTGGGCCTCGACCGGCGTTGCCCGGACCTCCTTGGATCCGGATTCCAGCGCCGCCTTTACGTCCCACCCGGCGAGCAGCTTGATCTGGTGCGCGGCGTTGCTCTTGCCGGCGGCGCCAGGGTCCTGTGGAATCCGGACCTTGATTGCCTTGCCGTCCTGCAGCGCGGTGTTCTTCAGCATCGTCTCCACGCCTGCGGGCGACTTCTGGTCACGCACCACGTCGAGCACGTAATAGACCCCGCCGACTTCGCCCAACAGCAGGCCGACGGTGTAGTCGGGGTCGCCCTTCTTTTTCTGCAGCTTCGGATCCGTTGCCGCGAAGTCCCAGCGGCGCACCTTCCGCGCGGCCAAGATGGCAGGCGCAGCCTCCACTACCTCGAACCAGTCCCGTTTGAACTTGCCGCCGTCGCGAGGTGTCGGCCGCTGCTGCTGCTGACCGGCAACCGCGTAGCTCCCGAGGATCTTCTTGTCGCGCTCGACCACCGCGCGGGGGAAGCGCTCCGGGAACAGAAGCTCGCCGTCCTCGGTGCGCGGGTCCACGAAGCCGATGGACGTCCGGCATCGGCGCTCTGGCTCGAACTCCATCGGCAGCATCAGGTGCTCGTACCCGAGACCGAGGTCCAGGATCTGCCCCGACACATCCTTTTCGTGCAGGCGCTGCATGATGACCACGATGGCCGACGTGGCTGGATTGTTCAGTCGCGTTGGCACCGACTCACGGAAGATGCGCGTCGTCGTCGCGCGCTCCGCAGGGCTCTCCGCCGTCTCCGTCGAGTGCGGGTCATCGATGATGACGCGGTCGCCGCGGCCGCCGGTCAGGCTGGCAAACGCCATGCCCTCGCGGTTGCCCATCTTCGAATTGGCGAAGGACATCTCGCCCGATCGGTTCAGCTCGATTTCTGGCCAGAGACTGCTGAACCACTCCGACTGCACAAGGTCGCGCATGCGCCGGCTGTCGCGCTTGACGAACTTCTCCGCATAGGAGGTCGTCAGGTAGCGCATCGACGGCAGGCCGCGCGGCCCCCATTCCCATGCCGGCCAGAACACGCTGGCGACCAGCGACTTCATCGTGCCCGGCGGGATGTTGATCAGTAGCCGCGTGATCTGCCCGTCGGTGATGGCTTCCAAGTGCTGGCAGAGGACATCGATGTGCCAGCCGTGCACGTAGGGCTGCGCCGGCTCCAGTACCGCCCATGCCTCACGGATGAAGCCTGCGAGGGTCGTGCAACGCTCCCTGATCGCCTCGCCATCACGGTCAAGGCGCTCGCGCTCGGCCTCAGCCGCCCTCCTCGCCCGCTCCGCTCGGATCTCCGCCAGCGTCGGCAAGCGGACCGAGGATCTGTTCAAGGCGGTCGAGGTCATTGTCCGAGAGGTCTTTCAGGTTGTAGGTGCCCACGGCGCCGGAATGGCGGTGCTTCTCCACCAGCAAGCCGGCCAGCTTCCCCTTGCCCATCGTTGCGGTCACCGCGGCGCTCGCCTGCTTCTCCTTCAGCGCCAGCTTCCTTGCCTGCTCCAGCTCGGCCATCAGGCTTTCAACGGTCACCTCCGCCTTCCTGGCCACCTTCTTCTGTCCGGCCTGCACAGCGGCAAGCACGCGCGGGTCGGTCAGCAGCCGCGATCCCTGCTGCTTTGCGGTCTTCTCGCTGTAACCGCTGCGGATAGCAGCCTGCGTGCCGTTCTGGTCCTTCAAGTACTCATGGACGAACCGCTGCTGCTTGAGCGTCAGGCCGCCAGCCTTGCCGGCTGCGGTCTTCTTCGTGCTCATGGGTCAGCGCTCCATGCCCGTCTTCGGGGAAGGGTCGGCGACGACCCAGGCCATCAGCAACATCGCTAGGCCGACGAACGCGAGCGACGCAGCGAAGCTCCAGTCCACCGCATGCAGACCGGCCACGATCAACAGGACCGCTACCAGCCAAGCCAACCAGGCGAGAGGCCTCACGGCGTCATCTCGGCACGGTCAGCGGCGACAACGGCTTGGCAGGCACGGAGCTGGTCGTCGGCGTCACGGCCGATTCCAACAGCAGGGCCCGCAATCGTGACTCCGAGGTCGGCGGGCGCATCACGTTCGCCGGCGCCGGCGGCAGCTTCGGACAAGCGATCGGTGTGGCAGGTGGCGAGGTCGTGGCGCAGCCGGACAGTGCCAGCGCGCAGCTCAGCCACAACAGCATCAGGGACGGCCTGGGCCGCAGCGCGGTCTTCTTCATGCTTCACTCCGATGGCGGCCAGTTTGTCGGCCTGGGTGTGTTCGGTGGCGCGGGTCTGGTTGACCTGCTCCATCACCGCGGCGCTGGCGCCGGCCTGCTGCCGGGCTTCCGCGCCATCAGCCCGGTCACCGCGCCACGCCCAGCCGGTACCGAACATGCCGACGGACCAGGCCGCGAAGGCCAACACGGCGATCAGGCTCCGGTTCATGCGCCTTCGATCCGGCTGCCTACGGTGATAGGGGAGAGCAGCAGACGGTCTTCGGGGATGAAGCAGCAGGTGAGGTCCAGCACCAGGTCGACCAGCCAGCACCACAATGCCAGTGCGGGGATCTTCGGGGTGCCAGTCACCTGCTCTTCACTGTCCACGCGGAGCCACGCAGGGACTCCGAACAGCCGGCCCTCGTTGGTCATGCCGGCGTCGATCGCATCCTGGCGCGTCACGTAGATCAGGTGTCGCATATCAGGCTCCAGTGCCTTTGCGGGTCATGCCGAAGAAGTAGCCGATCACCATGCCGGTGGCGTTGTTCAAGCCACCGATCAGCATGCCGAATGAATCCTTGTTCTCGGGCGGGATGGCCACCGCGATGAGCGCGGCCATCGCCATGCCCAGAAGGAACAGCACCAGGACGGCGATGCCCACCCGGGCCGCGCCGACGTTTCGAGTTGCGAAGGTCATGCGGCACCTGCCAGTGCGTGGATCTCGCGTAGCGCCCAGTGGTACAGCGGCTGGTCAATCACCGTTACCCGGGTCATCTCCTTGCCGCGCACCAGGCGCACCACCACCTCCGTGGATTGCTGGATGGCCAGCAGCACGAAGGCGATTTTCTGTTTAGTCGCGTCCGGCTCCTGCATCACAGCCAGGGCGTCGCCAACCATTTCCCGCACGTTGGCCAACATCTCAGCCGTCGGCCTGCCACTGCGGTTGTCGAGAACCAACAGCACGCCCTGCAGTTGGCTGATCGGCGAAAGCTTCGCCGGCTTCTTCTTCGCCGCGGTCATGCAATGCCGAACAGCTTCTTGGCCTGAGCCAGCTTGATTGCGCGGTCAGCCAGGCCGTTGAGGCCGCCGTTTACCTTTCGGGTGCTGCCGCGCAGATCGTCCCGCCGTGCCGGCTCACCGCAGCCGCGCCACACCCAGTACCAGCCGGCCGCCAGCGCCGCGTCGGGCAGCTTCTCCAGCATGCTGGGGTCGCGCACCACCCGGTCATCCCCGTACATGGCTTGCGAGTAGGCCGTCACGTTCGCCCGCCCGGTCAGGTGGATCAGGCTCAGCCCGGCGAACCGCGCGCCGTCACCGGGCTGCGTGTTCCCGAGGTTCTTCGCACCCCATGCTCCACCGTAGATGGCCTCGGCGATTGCGTTCCGGCCCCCGGCGACGATGGCCTTCGCCTGCGCCAGCGTCGTCAGTCCGTTCCGGCCAGGGAAGACCTCCAGCAGCCGCGGGGCGCTGTACCCAAGGTTCTCCCGCACGCGGCTGTAGCCCTGCGACTCGACCGCCATGTGGGCCAGGAAGTGCGCCTTCTCCAGCGTCGACACGATGCCGAAGCGGATGCATGCATCCTCCAGCGGCTTGGCGTACGGGCCGGCGCCCATAGCGGCCGCGACTGTTTCGGTGCTCACTATGGTCTCTCCTGCATAGGTGCCCGCCCCGCTACCGGCTGGTGCGAATTGACATGGTTGGTCCGGGGGGCCGCGGGCGTAGAAGGCCGATCACCACCGCTGGATAGGCACCTTGGCCGGGGTCATGGACCCAGCCCAGTTTCCGCCCAGGAATGGAGGTGCCGGCCCGTATCGCCTCGCGGCGAGGTGCTCAGGCCTGTTCGCACGGTGGTCGATCGGTGTATGGGTCCCGGAAACGCAGAAGCCCCAGCGCAGGGCCGGGGCTTCAGGGACAATTCTTGACAGTTGCAGAATTAAGGCATCTGACTGTGCAACTTGTCAAGCGTTCCGGCGGTCATACTCGCTAAACCACCAAGCCAGTTCGTCGACCAAATGAGAAAAGCGATGTTGTTCGTCAACACCCCAAGTGTGCGCCAGCACCTTGTAAAGGCCGATCTTATCGGAGTCTTCCAACCCCCCCCTGTCCATCAGACGGCGTAGCTCCGCGAGCTGGCCGGCCGCGTCCTCGTTGAAATCACTGGGGACTTCGTAACGATCGAGTGCCAAGTCAATGTTGAACATCGCCTCCGCGATAGAGGCGTCCTCTCCCTGCGGGTGAGGCAACATCAAGCATGCACGGGCGACACTGAACTTCTCAGATTGGTAGGACATCATTTCCCCCTGCTACGCGGCGATCCTGCCGCCCATGAAGTCTACCCCGCGCTGCAGTTCCCGCCGGTACTGCCAGATGGACAGCTCCCCGCCGTACTGCTCGGCCACCATCCGGGCCTTCACCGCCTGGCTGGCCGATACCGTGAACTCGGTCCGCACGATCAGCGCGCGCAGCGGGTACTGCCGACCCATCGAGGCCAGCGCCCGGTCGACCCACCGCAGTTCATCCGGGGTTCCGATGTCCACCGCGATTTCCGGGTTGTCGTGCGGCTTATCCGCATCGTTCGCTGCGCGCACCGGATCGACGGCCCAGGTCGGCAGCATCTGCATGCCCTGAACCCCGGACCGCGCGGCCATGAAGCGCCGGCGGGATTCCCCGTCGCGCCCTACCAGGTCCTGCATCGCCCGCTCCCGGGTCAACGGGGCATGGTCCCGGACCTTGTCCAGTACATGCACGCTGCGGTCCGCGCGGCTCAGCGCGAAGCGGTTCACCTGGGCATGGCCCCAGCGACGGAGTTGTTCGGTCAGCGGATCGTTACTGCGCATCGCGCAGGCCCTCCAGTACAGCAGCGTCGAATCGGAACACAGGCAGGCGTCCGTCGGTGTCGCAGCTGCCTTGCCGCGCGGTGTAGCCCTTGCAGTGGTAGCCGTCGGTACCCTGCTGGCGGAACTGGCAGGCCCAGCACCTGCCGTGCAGCCGCAAGTGCCGGCGGTACCGCTTGCGCAGCCGCAAGTTGCTGATCGCCTCGCTGTCGGTCATGCAGCCAGGCCATCCAGCAGCGACGGCATGGCGGCCACCGGCTCGATCGCCACCTCCAGGCGCGCGCCGCGCTCGTCCGGCTCCATCCGCTCCAGAACGATCCGCCGCAGCTGCTTGTCGTCTGCCCATACAACCCCGTTCAGAGCATCGGACAGCACCTTCTCGCAGTTGCCGAGGTCGATGCACTGAACGGTGTCATCCCAGCCACCCGGATCGCGGCGCGCACGCCTTGCCCAGTCCTGAGGCCGATTGGGGAACAGGCGGACCAGTAGCGCCATACGGCCCCGGAGAGGCGCATAGATGCCCGCCGTCGCGGCGATCAACCTTACGTCGCGCTTGTACCGCTCTGCCTCGGGCGTCACATAGGTCATCGCGGTCGAGAACTTGGCACCTTTCCGCTTGATGACGCGGGTCGCCCAGTAGCGGTTTGCGCTGATGGGGTATGGCAGGGTCAGGTGGATGCTCATTGTGCCCTCCGACGCGCGGCCGCGTTCTCGCTGTCCTGCGCCAGCCAGCCCAGCTCGTGCTGCTCGTGAAGGTGGCGCAGCAATTTGGTGCTGCCCTGATAGGGGTTGACGCTGCGTGGCTTACCGCCGCGGCGGGCCGCCCTGCCCTGTTCGTGGGCGGTCGCGTATCGCTTTTCATCGTTCATGCTGCTGCGTCCTTCGGTGCTGACTGCTGAAGAAGTTGGTCCTGGTAGGCCTGCCATGCCTCGGTGCCGCGGCCAAGGCCGGGCAGCGCGTCAAGCGTCCAGGCGCGGAACTCGCGCGTCTGCTCCTGGAAGCTGGGACCGTAGATGGCGTACATGGCCTTGCCGTTCTTGCCGGGCATCGGGATGCCCTGGTGGTGCCAGTCGCCCATGGCGACCACGGCGTGCTGGCCGATCTGCTTCTGGCCGTGCAGGTCCCCGATGTTCCGGTGGTGGATGCGGAACGGGCCGCACCACAGACTCTCGCGCTGCAGACCGGCGTCCTGCCGCCAGCGGCAGACCACGCACCCGATTGCCCGGGCGGCGTCCTGATACGCCAGCTCAACTTTCGAGGGGGCTTTCATGGCACGCCTCATCAGCGCGCCCTCACCTGAGGCCATTGCAATAGAATCGGCCCACCGCACCCGATGGAAAGCAAATGGAAAGGTCCAAACTCAGCAAGGATTCGCTGGTGGTTAGCGCGATGTGCTTCGGTTTCGGCGCGTTTCTTGCCTGGACATTGATGTCTGATCACCCTGGTCCCGCCAAGGCAAGCATCGAATGGCCCGCCTGGGTACAGGCCGTTGGTAGCGTGCTGGCGATACTCGCTGCCATTGGTATCGCCATGTGGCAGCGGCAAGTAGAGAGAGCCGACCGCAAAGTGGCCAACGCGTCCGCCGCCAAGAGTCTCGGGGTTGTCGTGCTCCGAGAAGTGAGAGAGTTGCGTATGCGTCTGTTGAAGGCCCCGAACAAGGTGCGCGAGCCATTCCATGAAACTCAGGGCATGCCCATCCCGAACATCGCCATCCCGCAAGCACTCTGGGACGTCGCGCCCGCGCTTCATACGCTCGGCCGCCCGTCGGATGCCGTTACGTCCGCTCTTTTTCACCTGCAGGAAGCCCGCGAGCTGGCGCAAGGAGGACTTCTCTGGGGTGAGCATAGCGCCCAGTACATCCGGCACATGACCCAAGCACTCGATGCCTGTGATCTGGCTATCGAGCAGCTCCGGGCGACTTTGGGGGGCGCCGGATAACAGCAGCATCAGCAACCCTCCTGGGGCTTCTGGATGATCAGCTCAACGGCCTCGCGGCTCTCTGCGGCCAGGCCACCGAAAACCTCACGGCGCAGCCATCCGATCCAACCGCCGTCTCCTGTACCGCCGTCCCACAACTCGTTCCAGCGGCCCTCGTCCATGTCCGCGAAGTTCAGCGATTCCGCCTCTTTGCGGGTCAGCTTACCGATGCCCGGCAGGTCGTATTCGACGGCCTCGCAGCCGATGCCGGACTCCTCTTGCAGCTTCTTCAACGCGTCGTGCTGGGACAGACCGGTGAACAGCTCGACGTTGTCGGCCAGCCATCCGGAGAGGACGTGCGCCTTGCGGTAGAACATCGGGTTGCGGTCCTGCCGCAGAGTTGCGCGCAGCAGCCGGCCAGTGCCGAACTTGCGCTCTCGCAGCGACCGCTGGTCTACCGGGTGCGCCGGCACCAGCGCGCCGATCATCTCGCCGGTATCGGGGTCCACCAGCTTGCGCACCTCTAGGTTCACATCCCGCGTGCGCAGCTTCTTCTTGGCCTTGGCCAGGGCGGTCGTGTTCATTCGTCGTCTCCAGCGCCCATGTCCCGGTTGCCACGGCGGCGCCCGCGCGGCTTCGGCAGGTCGAAGTCGTCCTGCCCGCCAGCAGCTGCTGCGGTGGCCTTGACGGTGTAGTTCGGGCGCGGCCCCGTGTAGTCGTCAAAGGAGCTGCACTGCAGTCGGTGCTGCAGGTAGCAGGTGCCCGTCTCACCCTGCCGGTTCTTCGCCACGATCAGCTCGGAGATACCCGGCGCGCCGCAGGCATCCTTGGTGTAGTAGTCGTCGCGGTACAGGAAGGCGATCACGTCGGCGTCCTGCTCGATCGCGCCGGACTCGCGCAGATCGGCCATGCCGGGGCGCTTGTCCGTCTTTCCTTCCAGCCCACGGTTGAGCTGGGACAGCGCCATCACCGGGCAGTTCAGATCCTTGGCCAGCCGCTTCAGCTGCCGCGAGATGTAGGACACCTCTGCCGTGCGGTTCTCGGACTTGGCCTTGCCGGTGAGCAGCTGCAGGTAGTCCACAACGATCAGGCCCAGGCCGCCCGCTACCTTGGCGTGCATCCGCGAGGCTCGCGCCGCCAGAGCGTCCACGGACAGCGAGCCGCAGTCGTCGATCGCCAGCGGCAGCGTATGCAGGTAGGCGCGGGCCTGCGACAACCTGGCCCATTCGTCGTCGGTCAAGGCGCCCTTCTCTCGCATGCGGCTCAGGTCGACGCCCGCATGGGCGGCCATGAGCCGCATGCTCAACTGGGAGGCCGACATCTCCAGGCTGAAGACCGCGACGTTTCGGCCACCGGCCGCTGCGTCTTCTGCCCAGTTCAGGGCGTGGGCGGTCTTTCCCATCGACGGGCGCGCGCCCAGCACTATCAGATCCGTCGGCTCCAGCCCAGGAATCTTGCGGCGAACGCTGCTCCACTTCGGCGCGATGCCCAGCGTGCCTTCGCCGTGGAAACGGGCCTCCATCTCGTCCCATGCCCGCTGCACACCGCTGCGCACCAGCACCAGGCCCCCGTTGCCGCTGGACTTCACGGTCAAGCCGGCCAGCTTTGCCGCTGATGCAGACACGACCTCCTCCGCCTCATCGTCGCTGGCCTGGTAGGCGCTGTCCGCGATGTCGGTGGTGGTGTCGATCAGCTGCCGCAGCAGCGCCTTGTTGCGCACGATGTCGGCGTACGCCCTGACGTTGGCTGCCGACGGCGTGGAGCCGGCCAGTTCGTACACCGTGGCGATCAGATCCTGCGTGCCGATCTCCACGTTGGCGGTGATCCAGTCGCCCACGGTCACCACGTCGACCTCGCGCTTGAGATCCGCCACGGCGCAAATGCCTTGGTAGATCACCTGGTGGTCGCGGCGGTAGAAGTCCTCCGGCGCCAGCTGGTCACGGACCTGCGCCAGCGATTCGCTCACCAGCAGCAGCGCGCCGATGACCGACTGCTCGGCCGGCACCGAGTGCGGCGGCATGCGCAGCTGGGTGACGTTGTCCAGATAGTCGGGCATCGCGCTCATGCGGCTTGGTCCTGCTGGCCCTGCAGCTGGTCCTGCTCACGCTCCAGCCTTTCGCGCTCGCGCTCAGCATCCCGCTCGCGCTTGACCTGCACGCCAGCGGTGGTCAGCTCGCAGCCGCCGCCATCGGGGCACCACCAGAGCTTGAACCAGTTCCGGCGCACAGCATCGCGGAAGTGGGCGCGCCAGTCCTTCTGCCGCTTTCCGCTTTCGGTGTGCCGGATCGCGAACTCGCGCCAGGCCAGCGCCAGGAAGTCCCTCGGGATTCCAGCGTCCTTGGCGAAGGCGAAGATCGGGTCATCAGCACGGATCATCCGCTCACCAGCCGCTGCGCAGGTATCGGCGAACTGAGGGAACGTGATCTGCTCGCGTTTCGGACGGCTCGACTTCGGTTTCGAATCCACTCCATCGCCCCCCTTGGGGGGTATGGGGGGTTCTTGTGTTCCTTGGGGTGTTAAAGCTGGGGTGTTAGGGTCGTCCTGCGCGACCACCCCTGGTCGTCCTGCGCGACTAGGGTGGTCGTCCTGTGCGACTAGGGGTGGTTGTTCTGTGCGACCACCCTGGTCGTCCTGCGCGACCACCGGAAAGGCGATCTGGTAGGTATTGGAGTCGGCTTCGGTGCGGCCAGATCCGCCAACTACACGGACCCTGCCGCGCTTCTTCAGCCACCCCTGTGACACCGCGATTTCGACATGACGGATGACCGTCGCACGGTTGAGGGATGCACCCGCGGCGATGGTCCTGTAGGACGGGAAAGCGCCGTCACCGTGCTGGTTCATGTACGTGCCGATCACGAGCAGCACCAACTTCGTGGAGCCCTCCAGGTTCGACTTGGTCACGGCCGACTGCCATGAGAACTGGACACTCATGCAGCCCCCTTCAGTACAAGCAGCACCCCGGAGATGTGCCAGAGCTGTCTTACGGTGATCAGGGCCAAAGCTGTGGCATTCATGCCCCACCCCTCGCCGCCGCTGCTTCAGCGTGCTGGCTGACCTGCACGATCGCCGCCATCACCTGCGCGCACGCACGGGTGATCTGGTCCGCATCGTTGGGGCTGATCTGGCCATCGGCCATAGCGGCGGAGATGACCTCTGCCAGGTCGCCCTTTGCAGCCGACGCCGCCAGGAGCGCGCAGATCATCGTCCCGCTGGCCGGAGCATCGACACGCTGCGCAACGAAACCGTGGGTGGCCGCCAGGGCGTGCAGGATCCGGAAGTCACCGGTCTTGCCCATCAGCGAGTCGGCTTCCTGCAGGCTCAGCAGGTTGCGGTCGGTATTGGGATTGACCTTGCCGCGAAGGGTGGCGTCGGACATCCCCATACGCGGCGCCAGCGCGACCGATCCACCTGGGTGCTGGTGGACGGTGTCGTAGGCGGCATCGGAAACATTCATGGGCGGACTTCTCGATTGGAGACGCCTGGGCGTCGGCGGCGCACGATGGGCGCTATGGATACGGTCAGATCACGGACGGAAGAAGGAGTCGCCCACCTTGCGGTAGGCTGCGGTCACCACACGCACAGCCAATGCCCGCAAGGAGGGCGACAGATGGCCAAGATCAACAAGGAACGCCTGGTCCGGATCCTCAAGTTCGCCGAGGAAGCCAATCCGCAGCCCGTCGACCTCATCGCAGCGCTGGGACCGGAAGCAGATGAGGCAATCGTTGAGATCCAGTACCTGAGAGACCACGGGCTGCTTGACGTCATCATTTCCACATCGCTGGATGGCGAGTTCTTCCTCGGAACCACCCGAATTACTTCCGCAGGTCTCGACTACCTCAGCGAAGACGGCGGCCTCACTGAGGAACTTGGTGGGACCACGGTCAAGATTCATGCCGACTCTCTTCAGCAGATGCTGGAGCTGATGGTCCTGCGCTCTGATCTAGACCAGCCTCATAAGCAGCGATACGTCGATGAGCTTCGTAAGCTGCCTGCCGAGACCACAAAACACCTCGCACTGAAGGCAGTGGATGCGGCAATGGCGAACTCGGGAAAACTGCTCCCGCTACTTCAAAGCATGCTCGGTTGATGGCCATGCGCCTGAAATGCAACGACACCCCTGGCGCAATGGGCACCAGGAATTCATCGAACGGAATGACGGATTCATCGTCCATGACGTGCATGCCCCAGTGCCCGAAGGCCAAGGCGTCGGGTTTGAAAAACTCAGGCAGCATCTGCCACCCCCTGCTCGTCGTTGGCCGGCGGCTGCCGGAAGTCGCCGAACAGGTCGGGACGCAGCGCCCTCGCCTGCCACTGCCGTCCCTCGGGCAGCAGTTCATCGTCAGGCCACTGCGAAACAGCACCGGCCGTCACTCCGAAGAAGCGAGCCACATCGGCGTCTTTGCCGCCGAGGGCCTCCCTTACTGCGCGCTTGGTCATGTTCATGGCGCCAGTGTAGTTTGCTAAACGCTTTCGGACAAGCACACTAAACGATCAAGTCGTTAAGCTCGCTAAATGAGAGACACATTCGCCGCCCGCATGGCCCTGGCTGTTCGAGAATCCGGCCGCTCCCTTCAGGAGATCGCCACCCTCGCCGGCACGACCAAGGGCCAGGTCAGCCAATGGCAGACCGAAGGAAAGGTCCAGCCGGAGAACATCAAGGCTCACGTCGTCGAGAGCATTTGCTCAGCGCTGGCGATTCGCCCGCGCTGGCTGCTCTATGGGGAGTCACCAATGCGTGGCGACCCAACCGCGTCGCCCCCTGTCTCCGCACCTGAGATTCCCGCAGGGTATGTTCGCTTCCACATGATGGAAGGTCAGGCATCCGGCGGAGTAGGCATGGTGAATCAAGACTTCCCGGCGGTCCTCCGTGAGGTGGACGTCGCCGAGTGGCAAGTTCGCAGTCAGATCGGCTTCCTACCCGAGGAAGGCCGCGTCCAGCTGATCACGGTTCATGGTGATTCCATGTATCCGGACATTCGCACGGGAGACGTGCTTATGGTCGATACAGCTCGCCGTTACTTCGAAGGTGACGGGGTATACCTCATCAACCTCAACGGCTACACGATGGTGAAGCGATTGCAGATGCTTCCGAATGGGCTACACATCGTCAGCACGAACCCGAAATACCAAAGCGCGGTGGTACCGTCCGGCGAGATCGACACGCTGCACGTTGCAGGCCGAATTGTCGGTGGCGCGATCATGCGCCGTGGCGAGGAGTTTTGAGACCGCCATCAGATTATCTACGGAAGAACCAAAAGGGGGAAAGGATGAAACTTGCTATCGCTGGCTTGTCGCTGATGCTGCTGGCTGGGTGCGCTCAGAACGTCTACTTCACTAAACCAGGCGGAACTGATGCTGATTTTCAAACGGATAAATCGGCTTGTGATTATGAAGCGATGAAGTACGCAGGCGGATATGACCCGAGCTTGGGCGCAGTTGGGCAAGGCATTGATATGGCAATGAGGCGCAACGAGCTAACAAGGGCATGCCTTTCACAAAAGGGTTGGAGCCCAGGAAAACGCTAGCAGATCGTCATAGCCAGTTAGATGAAACCCCGCCGAAGCGGGGTTTCTTGTGTGGTCAGGCAGCGTCCTGATAGATCATTCCGATCTGACCAGGGCGTTCAAAGGTTACGCTGCAGCGTGCCTCAAAGTCCTTGTAGTTCGCGGAGGAAACCGCGAGCAATCGAACCGCTTCCTTTTGCTTAGTTAGCGTGGCCACGCCGCCGTCGGTCAGCCACTGATGCAGCTTTTCGCCCACGTCCTGACGGCCTCGCATCTCCTCCAGCACTTCATTCGGGAAGCAAACCTCGTAAACCCACTTCCGCGTGATCGCTCCCCAGATAGGTGGACGCCCGTGTGCGCCAGAAGTGAACGCAGTCCCGGTCACCTTCGCCAAAGCTGAGTAGTAGTCGGGCTCGAACTGGCGTTGCCAATCCGAAGCATGCTGGCGGATCAGCTTCGAGATCAGGTCCTGCAGGGCGTCCGGCGCTCGGTGGTACTGGTATCCCGTGGCCTCATCGATCAGGGCAACCAGACCAACCATGCCCAACGCTAGGTTGATCTCGACGCACGCCGATACCTGGCGAGCTTGCTGCTTGTGCGTTTTCCCGGCAATCGCGGCCCTCAGCACGTTGCCCACTGCTTCCATGACGGCCTCAGCCTCAATGAAGTGAGCGCGGCCGTGTCCAGGATTCAAAACCGGACACCCTGCTTTCACCTTTCCAATCATGTACTTGGGAGCAAAATCCGCAAGGAAACGGTCAAACCGGCGACCCTGTGTTTTTTCGATGTAGCCCAGCACTTGTGCGAACTGCTTCGCGAGGAATCCGCGCCGCCCGTCGTGCAATACCACCGCCGCGGCTTCCAGCGTTCCGAATCGGACAGTGCCGTGATGGCTGATCCTCGGGAGAGCGCTCACGTCGAGCCGTACATCGGCCTGAGAGCTGACCGGAGTGTTTGCTGCTTCCAGATGGTGCATGTGACATCTCCTGTTGAATTGAAGGTGCCCACGCAGTGCAGTCCAGTGTCGATCCCTCTTGACGGTGTTGAGGCCGCATCCTAGGATTTGGCCCGTCGAAGGTCGTGGAAAACCTTCGATACCGGACATGCAAAGCGTGGACGGTTTGGGATGAAAAACTCGGCCCCGTCTGGTTACTGCCAGGCGGGGCTTTTTCGTTTCCGGCTGCCGAGTCTCAGCGCACCGGTTCAGCTTCCTTGCTGACAGATCCGAGGGTAGTGGGGCCCCGGATCGGGGTCAACGGATTGACGCCAGTCACATTTCTAGCACTCCACGCTGGAGGGGCGGAACCCCCGAGTCTTCGCCAGAAGCCCAACCGAAAGGGGCGCATATCAATCCGATCCACGCTGCGTTTAACGATCATCGTTTAGTACTCTTGACTCCATACGTTTAGGCCACTAATCTGCGCTCGTCGCCCAGCAATCCGTGCTGGACCGCCGGAGCCCGAGATGGACCATAGCCCTAGCAAAACCGCACGTTCCGCCCATCCGGCCGATGAGATCCGCTTCCAGCGGAATCTCGCAGTCGTCCTCCGCACCCAGTTGATGAATCACGGCTTGGCGATGCCGGGCTGCGAAACCGCTTACCTCGCGGCGCACTGGGCCAGCGGTGGGAACTGCGAACTGGCCTGGGAGGCGGCACGCCGCCACGAGCTGCAGCAACTGGGCGACGCGATGGACATTGTCCCCACCGGCCGTGACGCGCGCAGTGACCGCTGCGGCATCACCTCGCTGGAACTTCAGCGCCGTCGGGACGCGCGCCAGGCAGAGATCGACCGCGTGCGCGGCTTGTCCAACCCTTTCGCCGCTGGCGCGCTGCCGAACGGCGAACAGATCCAGCGCGGCAACGCCGACCTGGAGCGTGCCGCATGACCGCCCAGATCCTCGCCTTCCCGGTGCGCGACGAAGCCTCGCGCTACCGGTTGCAGAGCGTGCGCCAGATGGCCGCCCGCGCCGGCGCCAACGTGCACAAGGTCGAGCTGGAGTTCATCGCCGCCGGCTGCTCGAAGGTCGCGCAGAACTACATCGCCGAGCGGTTTCGCCGCCGCTCTTTCCATGACGACAACGGTCCGGAGGCCGCATGAGCTTTGAAGAATCCCTCGTGGTTGAAACCAGACGCATGAGCCGTGAATTCGCGATCTACGGCGCGGTCGTCGGATTCATTGCTGGCGCCCTCGCAGCAGTGATTCTGCAGGCGGTCTTCCAGTGAGCCGGCCCCTGCCCCAGGTTCTCGCCCCTGTGTTCATGTGGGCCTTGCTGTGCGGCTTCTCTGCAGCAGGTGCCGTTCTGGCGCTGTGCCACGAAAGCCTGGTCGCCCTGGTGGTGATGCGCGCGGCGCTGGCCGGCGCGGTGTACCAGACAACGCTCGAATGGCAGCGCGCTGCGCAGGCGCTTGCCTCGCGGCGGAGTGCGGCCTACGAGGTCCCCGCAGTTCCGCACGACCTGCAGTAAGCCACTGCCGGCCCGGCCGGCTCAACCGACGAGGTCCACATGTTCCAGATCGAAAAGAAGATCGCCACGGTCACCAACCTCAACGTGCGCATCGAGAAGCACGGCGAGGAGCGGAATCTGGCGGTCGACGTCCACTTCGCGGTCAGCACCAGCAACCAGGTGCTGGACTTCTTCGACAAGGACCTGCGCAAGTCCCTGTTCCGCAAGGCAGCCAAGGGTGAGCAGCAGTCGCTGCCGACCATTGGCGAAGTCCTGACCGAGATCAAGCACCCCGGCCTGGAGCCAATCAAGCTCAGCCACGAATTCAAGGGCTACGAGCTGCAGCTGGACGGCGAGCTGGACAGCACGCAGCCGATCTTCCTGACCGACTTGAAGGTGAAGAAGTTCGGCGTTGCCGCGAAGGAAGGCGGCACGGTTGACCTGACGTTCAAGGTCTCGGCCAACGTCACCCCCGACGAAGTTGCCGAGCTGACCGAAGCCCTGATCCGCCAGACCGTCGTGCTGACGCTGCAGCCCGGCCAGGCAAACGAAAGCCCGCAGCAAGAAGACCTCGCTGCCTGATCCCCCTGCCCTGCGCTTCCTCCTGTGGCGCAGGGCTGACAGCCCGGAAAGACGGGCAACCCATTTCGCCCAGGAGCACAACATGTCCAGCACCACGCCGGCATCCGGCCGCATCCAGCTGTTCGACGTCGATTCCTCGCAGATCCACAGCATCGGCCACGACGCCGCCACCGACACCCTCGCCATCTGCTTCAAGCGCGGCAGCGGCGATGCGCGCGGCCCGGGCTCGGTCTACCACTACGGCAACTTCAGCGCCGAGGAGTTCCAGGCGTTCAAGGACGCCGAATCCATCGGCAAGCACTTCGGCGCGTACATCAAGCCGTTCCCGGAGAAGTACCCGTACCACAAGGTCGCGGAGCAGCAGCAGGCCGCCTGACGAAACCCAGACGGCGGGGCTGCTGCAGCAGCGGGCCGTGCGGGAGACGTAACCCGCCCCAGCGAAAGCTCATGGGTCAACGAGTGGTGCGGATGCAACGCCGCTGACAGCCGGGAAAGACCGGCAACCACACCGCTGCAGCTCTCGGTAGAGCACCGGGTACATAACCCGGAGGTTCGGGGACGACGGTCCCTCGGTTCGACTCCCGACAGCGGTACCAATTCCACGAACGCCGGCCACGCCGGCCGGAGCATTCAATGAGCAACATCGCACCCATGAAGCAGCGCGGCGGCGACCTGGTGACGGCCGAGCAGGCCGAAGCCATCCGCACTGCCCTGAAGACCAGCCTGTACCCCGGCGCCACCGATGACTCCGTCGACATGGTGCTGGCGTACTGCCGCGCCGGCGGCCTGGACCCGATGACCAAGCCCGTGCACATCGTTCCCATGTGGGTACCGGAGAAGAAGCAAGGGAACCGGGTCGTCAGCCCGGCCGGCATGCGCGACGTCATCATGCCGGGCATTGAGCTCTACCGGACGAAGGCCCACCGCACTGGCGAGTACGCCGGTCAGGATGAGGCCACCTTCGGCCCGACCATCGAGGACACCCTCAATGGCGTGCGCGTTCGCTACCCGGAATGGTGCAGCGTTTCCGTCTATCGCCTGGTGAACGGAACCCCCGTGCGCTACTCGGCGAAGGCCTACTGGCTGGAGAGCTACGCGACCGCCAAGCGCGACAGCGATGCACCGAACGCCATGTGGAAGAAGCGCCCCTTCGGACAGCTGGAGAAGTGCGCTGAAGCGCTGGCCCTGCGAAAGGCTTTCCCCGAGGCCGTGGGCGCCCAGCCGACCGCCGAGGAGATGGAAGGTCGCGTCATCGAGGGCGAAGCGGCCCAAGTTCGTCAGGAACCGCAGCAGCAGCAGTTGCCGCGCGAGCTGCCGCCCTACCCGGCCGACAAGTTCAAGGAGAACCTTCCGGCCTGGGGCGCGCTGATCGCTGCTGGCAAGAAGACGGCCAGCCAGATCATCAACATGGTCAAGACGAAGGGCTCCCTGACCGAGGAGCAGATGATCGCCATCGAGGATTACGAGCAGGTGGACGACGTTGCCACCGATACCGCCTCGACCCCCACCAGCACCAGCGACGACACCGGCCCCATTGACTGGGATGTGCCGGGCGAAGGAGAGCGCGCATGAAGACCGTCGAACTGATCCAGGGCACCCCGAAATGGCATGCCCATCGCGCCCATCACCTCAATGCCAGTGACGCTCCGGCGATGCTCGGTGCGTCCACGAACCACTCCCGAATCGACCTGATCCGCGAGCTGGCCGCCGGCGTGCCGCGCGAGTTCAGCGACTTCGTGCAGGAGCGCGTCATCGACCCGGGCCATGAGTTCGAGGCACAGGCCCGTGTGATCGCCGAAGGCCTCATTGGCCAGGACCTGTACCCGGTCACCGGCGTCTCCGGGAAGTACTCGGCCAGCTTCGATGGCCTGACCCTGCTCGAGGACATAGCCTGGGAGCACAAGCGCCTGAACCAGACGCTGCGCGACGCCATGTTCGACGGCTGCACCGGTACCGACCTGCCGCTGATGTACCAGATCCAGATGGAGCACCAGGCGATGGTCTCCCAGGCTGAGCACGTGTTCTTCATGGCATCCGAATGGAAGCGCGTCGGCGACCAATGGGAGCTGGTGGAGGAGCGCCACTGCTGGTACACCCCGAACCCGGAGCTGCGCGCGCGCATCGTTCAGGGCTGGGCCCAGCTGGAGGCCGACGTCGCCGCCTACGAGCCGGAGGCACCTGCCGCGCCGCCGGCCGCCGGCCGCGCACCGGACCAGATGCCGGCGCTGCGCATCGAGGTGACCGGCATGGTCACCGCATCGAACCTTGCGGAATGGAAGGATCGGGCCATTGCGGTGTTCCAGGGCATCAGCCAGGACCTGACCACCGACCAGGACTTCGCCGATGCCGAGAAGACCGTGAAGTGGTGCGGCGAGATCGAGGATCAGCTCAAGGGCGCGAAGCAGCACGCCCTCAGCCAGACCGAGAGCATCGACGAGCTGTTCCGCACGATCGATGCCATCAGCGAGCAAGCCCGGGCCACTCGGCTCGCCCTGGATAAGCTGGTCACCAAGCGGAAGGAAGAGCGGCGCACCGAGATCGGCAACAACGCCCGCCGCGCTGTGCAGGACCACGTCCGCGCGATCAACGAGACGCTGGGCGAGCACGGCCTGCAGATGCCGGCCACGCTGATCGCCGACTTGCAGGCTGCCATGAAGGGCAAGCGCTCCTTCGCCAGCATGCAGGACGCCGTCGACGCGGTGGCCACCAACGCCAAGATCACCGCCAGCCAGGCCGCCGACCGGATCCGCGCCAACGTGGCGATCTTGGCCGAGCACCAGGAACACGCCACCCTGTTCGCCGACCGCGTGCAGCTGTGTGCCAGCAAGGCGCCGGAGGATCTGCGCAACCTGGTCGCCGCGCGCATCGCTGAGCACACGCTGGCCGAGCAGAAGCGGCTGGACGATGAGCGCGCGAGGATCCGCCAGGAAGAGGAGGCGCGCGCCCGCAAGCTGGCCGACGAAGAAGCCCGCGTGAAGGCTCAGGCCGAGGAGGCTGCCAAGGTTGCTGCAGCACCGACGCCGGAACCGGTGGCAGCGGCGCTGGAGCCCGTGCTGCTGGCCGGCCTGGCCGCCGTGGCGAGCCGCTCTGCCCCGGTCCTGACCAGTGCACCCGCGCCGCAGGCGGCAGCACCGGTCGCAGCGGCACCCCACGAAGTGGTCAAGATCAAGCTGGGCGACATCAACGCACGGATCGCCCCGTTGTCGATCAGCGCCGACGGCCTGGCCCAGCTGGGGTTCAAGCCGGTCAATGCCACCGGCGCAGCGAAGCTGTATGACCAGGCGCAGTTCCCGGCGATGTGCGAGGCCCTGATCGAAGGCCTGCGCTACGCCGCCGAACAGTACCCGATGGCCGCCTGATGGACTGCCGGACCTGCACCAAGTGCGCCCGCAGCCTGCCGCTGGATTCGTTCCAGCGCGCAGGGAAGCAGGGTCGGGACCGGGCATGCATCCCATGCCGTAACGACCAGCGCCGCGCGCGGGCGCCGCTTCCGCCGCTGCAGATCGACCCGGTGCAGGTCCTGATCAACAACACCTTCAACCTGTGGCACGGGCCGGTGAGCCGCGTGCTGCTACGGAGCCACGCATGAGCAACCTTTCTGGCGGCGCCCTCGACACCCTGATAGCCCTTGTAGAGAACGGGCCGCTCTGGGATGGCGACCTGCCGAGTAAGTCCGGCCGCTACGAGCTTCTGGAGTTGGGCATGGCAGTGCGGATCGTGGTCAAGGGTGAGGACGGTTATCAGGCCGCGACCACCGACGGTGCACGCGCCTATTGCCTCCACTTTGGCGAAGAGCGCATCAGCGACGCCAAGGCTGCTCGAATCGCAAGGCGCTCGGTCATCAACGCGATTCATAGGAGCAAACACCCATGACCAGCATCCACGTACAGCCGACGTTCGACGGGGCCACCGCGCGCCAAAAGGCAGTCGAGGCCGAGCAGCTCGCCGCCGACGTCGCCGCCTTCAAGAAGGCCGGCGGCAAGGTCCAGGTACTGGGCACCACCGGCATCGACAAGAGCACCATCAGCCGCCGGCAGGTGGTCGAGGGTGGCCACGGCCACCGCGCTGGGAGAAAGGGAGCGCTGGCATGAGCCGCCACATCGCCCGCCGCGCGCCCAAGGAAACCGTAGGCTTCGCCTGGGGCCGGTTCCCGACCACGGACGGCAGCGCCGTCACCTGGCGCATGTACCGCCGCGACCACCGCCGTGCGCTGCACATGCACGTGCTGACGTTCTTCGCCCATGAGGACCGCGCGGTGATCGCCGAGCACCTGCGCCGCGCGCGCCGCTACCTGCGCGACAAGGTGGACGATTTCGACCTGCTGGCTCTGGGAGTGGCCGCGTGAGCCTACTCTCCCCTGCGTCTCGCGGCACGCACCTGGAATGGAACCTCAGGAATATCATTCGGCGCTCTGCCCAGGACTGCGCTGTAGGCAAGTCGAGCATCGTCCATCGAGAGATATGCGGCGACCAAGTACTCGGACAGCCAGCGCCCGCCTTCCACCACCGCACTAACCGGCGTGCTTTTGAACTGAGACACCAGCGTATGGACGCGTTGCATGTCGACCGCACACCGGGCCGTAGCCTTAAACGCATCGGTTCCAAGGTGCTCGGAGAAACTGAGAAGTCCTGCCACCACTGGTGGGTCGAAGTACTCCATCTCGGCCAAGACTTGCTGCCTGACGTTGAAGTCGAATGCCGCGGCCTGACTGGCAGCAATCGCCCGACCGAGATGCAAGAGCTGAGTTTCCAAAGCGGTCTCTGCCAGATGCATCTGTCCAAGCGCTCGCGCACGGCCCTCTCTGCGTCTATTCACCTCCGGCAGAACGCCAACACCCAGTGCAACCACCACGGCCAGCATCGTTCCGACAGCAGCCCAAGCGTCCCAGTTCACCACGCAAGTTTCGCTGAGCCACCAGCACTGGCTCACGCCATCAAGCATCGACATATCGTCCCCCTATCCCTGTTGGAGCCGATTCTGCCATGACCTACATCCATCCGAACGACCGGGTCTACGCGCTGGAGCGCGCCCTAGCCGCCGCCGTCGCTCAGGACGAGAATCGCAAGGTGCAGGACGACCTGCGCGAGATCTTGGCAGAAGCCCGCCGCGAGGCCCGGGGGTGAGCGGCTTGGTGCTGGTTCCGGCGCCGAAGGATCCGGGCGTTCCGGCCCGCATGCGGCAGCCGACGAAGGATGCCGTGCGGCAGTGGCTGGTGCAGGCCGGCGAGCGCATCGAGCAGCTGCAGGCCGAGGTGGGATTGCTGCGCGCCAGCGGCAGCACCAGCACCACCCGGCCCGGCCTGATCGCCGAACTGGTCACCGCCGCAACCGCCCTCGGGCACCACGAAACGCTGCGCAGCAGCGGCGACGAAACCATCGACTACTGGCGCGCGCGTTGAGCAGCTGCGCGCCGAACTGATTGGAGAAACACATGGCTGACGGCTCCCGCGCCCAAGAGATCCGCGTTGCACGTAAGACCCGCCCGATGCTGGTAGCAGACCTTTTCTGCGGCGCCGGCGGCCTGTCTAACGGCACGGCCCGCGCCATGCGCGAACTCGGCCTGCCGGTCCAGATGATCGGCGTGAACCACTGGCCGGTCGCTATCGAGACCAACCGCCGTAACCACAAGGAGCATGCGGACCGCATTCACTGCGCGGACCTGGAATCGGCTCTGCCGCTGACCATTGTCCCCGAGGGCAGGCTGGACCTGCTCACCGCGGCGCCGTCCTGTGTGTTCCACAGCCGCGCGCGTGGCGGCCGGCCCGTGCACGACCAGCAGCGCATGGACCCGTGGCACGTGGTTCGCTGGTGCACCGAACTGCGTGTCGCGCGCGTGCTGGTGGAGAACGTTCCGGAGTTCATGGACTGGGGCCCGTGCAGCTTGGTCACTGGCCGGCCGATCAAGTCGCGCCGCGGCGAGTACTTCCGTGCATGGGTTGCCGCCTTGGTGGCGGTGGGGTTCAAGGTGGACTGGAAGGTCGTCTGCTGCGCCGACTTCGGCGACCCGACCACGCGCCGCCGCTTCTTCCTGATCGGCCGCAGTGACGGCAAGCGCCTGTCTTGGCCGGAGTTCACGCACGATCGCGTGGGCGGTACCGACCTCCTGGGCAGCCGGCCGCGCTGGCGTGGCGCGCGCGAGGTCATCGACTGGACCATGACCGGCAAGAGCATCTTCACCCGCCCGAAGCCGTTGAAGCCGAACACCCTTCGCCGGATCCTCGCCGGCGCGGTGAAGTACTCCTGGCCTCGGCCCTACATCGACGCCGTCCAGGCCCTGCTCGACGGCCAAGCCCCGAAACTGGTGTTTACCCGCGAAGAGGCCGTGGCCCTGGGCCTGGTCAGCGCGGATCCGATGCTGGTCCACTTGCGCGGCACCAGCGAGCAGCACCTGCAGTCCACCGCGAAGTCTACCGACCAGCCGCTGCCGACGCTGACCGCCGGCGGCGGCCACGTTGGGCTGGTGCTGGCCACGAGCAGCGGCGGCGCAGCGCGCGACCTTGACCAGCCGCTCCCGACCATCACCACCGGCGGCGCGGGCGCCGAGCGCCCCGGCTGCGCACGACCGCAGCTGGTAGAACCGCTGGTGATCAGCCGGAACAACGGTGTGCGTGGCAGCACGTCTCGGACGGTCAGCGATCCCATCCCCACAGCTACCGGCCGTGGCGCTGGGTATCTCGCTGAACCGCTGATCGTCCCCACCTCAAACACCAGCAGCGCTGGCGTGCCGCGCTCTTCCGCTGAGCCGATCAGGACCGTCACCACAGCGAAGGGCGGAGACCAGGCCCTGGCTGTGCCGCTGGTGGCGCCCTACTACGGCGGCGGCTCGGGCCTGACCACTACCTCGGTGAGTGAGCCGGTGCCTGCGGTGACCACGAAGGCGCGATTCGGTCTGGCCGAGCCATGCCTGGTGCCGAACTACGGCGAGCGCGATGGACAGGCGCCGCGCGTGCATGCGGTTAACGAGCCGGTGCCAACCATCACGACCGCAAACCGCTTCGGCTTGGCAGAGCCTGTACTGATGCGCGCTGGCCACGGCGACAGTGATGGCCGCAACCCGGCAAGCCGCGTGCTGGACGCCGACGCCCCGATTCCGGCGCTGACCGGTTCGAACGAGATGGCTCTTGCCGAGCCCATCGTCATGCGCGGCAACGACGGTACCGGCCGCACCGGGGACATGCGGCCGGCCAGCGCGCCCATGCCCACCATCACCTGCTCCGAATCCCTGGCGCTGGCCGAGCCGTTCACCATGCCGGTGACCCACCACGGCGGCGAGCGCGTGCGCGGCGTCGATGAGCCGCTGCCGACCATCACCGGTGCCAACCGGGGCGAGCTGGGCCTCGCCGCCGCTGCGGCAGACGGGGTCGACGAGATCCGCATCGATATCAACTACCGGATGCTGCACTGGCGCGAGCTGGCACGGGCCACTTCGTTCGATGACGAGGGCGAGGTCTACGACTTCGCCGGCACCGCCACCCAGATCACCAAGCAGATCGGCAACGCGGTTCCGAACCGCACCGCAAAGGCCCTGGTGATGGGTCTGATGAGGGACGCGGCATGAGCAGGATCCTAGTTGTCGATCATAGAAGTCGCGAACCGCAGACCCGCGTTAAGAGCTTCTTCCATTGTGTCGTGGTCGCCGCAGTCCGGGCTTTCGAATACCGGAAGCCCCCCGGCCTCAATGAGATGGACGAACGCCGACCCACCAACCGGCTGCCATGCCTCGACGTAAATGTCCTAGCCGTAGTAGCTGGTGCTCAACGAATCAATGCTGATTTCAGGCTTCATATCGCTCTCCTAGCTGGCATGCCGATCCTCGTCGGAACCCGGCTTGCCGTCAACGCCAGCAGGATGGTCGCGCCACCTATTGAGGCACAGCTATGAAGCACCAGGCAACGAACAGTGGCGTGGCCGTTGTCTCTCCCGGGCTGGACAACTTCGACACCAACGAGCTGCGCCTGCTCGGGGCCCGTGAGGCCGGCTGGATCATCGACCTCATCCATCTGTTGAAGGAGATTTTGTGAGAGCCAGCATTCCTCAAGCAATCAGTCATCAATCAAGACGAGCCTTCATCCAAGCGGCTCAGAACTTTACCGAACTTGAAATCCGGAAACTCCGCGTCAAGCCCCGCGATGACTTTATTAAACCAGCCACATGCCAAATCGATCGTAATGACGTACTGCTTGACCGATTCCGCATCGAAGTGCCCTTGGTCATTGGCTGTAACGTAACCTTTAAGGTTGGCCAGAGTCGCATCAAGAGAGGCTATCGATACTCGCACGCCGCGGAGTCTCTGCGAGCGTGGCAGCACTGGCGCGGGAACGCTAAAGATAAAGCGCCGGATCAGTTCAAAGCTATCGGTAAAGTCCTCAAATCCTCGGGGTGCTTTCAGCACTTCGCGAAGTGCTTCCAACCCAGTGTGGATGCTGCTGAGTGCCAGAACCGATCCGCGGGCAGCAATTTCGGCATCTGTCCTTTCTGCGTCTTCCCGCGCCCTGAGCTCTCTACGGTACTGGCGAAAAGGGAGCAAGACTGCGAAAAACGTGACAGCCGCCGCCAACCAGCCGCCCAATGCGGAAATCGCCGCCCAGTCCAGACGACAGGCGGGGGAGAAAGAAATGCAAGGAACCATCACTTCCGCAGCGATCATCGTGCCATCTCCATATGGGTGCGGCGGCATTGTGACACGGGGGTTGTCCATGTCTGACGGACTGCAGCTCACCTTCAGCGACGCAGTTGAGCGAACCGCGCACGACCTGGCCGGCGTGTCGGGCGTGGATCCGGCCAAGGCTAGGCCGGCCATCACTCGCTTGTGGGAGGCCCGCAGCCTGGTCCTCCACCACCTCGCCGCCGGCGACATGGCCGAGTCGCTCAAGGTCATGGCCCCATTCAACAAGAAGCCCCGATGATCACCCGCCCCGCGCTCCGGTACCACGGTGGCAAATGGCGCCTGGCCGACTGGATCATCGGCCGCATGCCGCAGCACCACTGCTACGTTGAGCCATTCGGCGGGGCAATGTCGGTGCTACTGCGCAAGCGGCCATCCGCGATTGAGGTCTACAACGACTTGGACAGTCACGTGGTCGGCTTCTTCCGAGTGCTGCAGAATCCGGCGCTGGCGGACCAACTGCGTCGATCGCTCGAGGCAACGCCCTACTCGCGTGCTGAGTTCGTGCTGGCCTGGCAGGACTGCGAGGACCCGGTGGAAGCCGCACGCCGCTTGGTGATCCGAACGGCCCAATCCATCGGCGCCAAGAAGCGACTGGCCCGCAACGGCTGGCGCGCCGGCCCGACCCACCACACCCCCACATCCACGTGGCGCGGCTGGCCACAGCAGATCCCGGCGTATGTCGATCGGCTGAAGGACGTGCTGATCGATGCCCAACCGGCTACGGACGTGATCGCCCAGTTCGATTCACCGGCCACGCTCTTCTACGTCGACCCACCGTACGTGCTGAAGACACGTGCCGGCGACCACCGCAAGGTCTATGCGCACGAGCTCCAGGATGCAGACCACCAGGCGCTGCTAGACCAGCTGCTGGAAGTACGAGGCATGGTCTTGCTCAGCGGGTACCGGCATCCACTTTACGATGAGGCCTTGGCCGGCTGGCGCCGGGTCGACGTGCACGCACGTGCCCAGTCCAACCAGCCTCGTGTGGAATCGCTCTGGATCTCGCCTGCAGCAGTTGCCGCATTACCCCAGCCGACGCTTGACCTTGAATACCTCCGGGCCGCCTGACCCCGGTACCCACGACAATCAGCCGCGCACCGCGGCGAAGGAGACAAGATGACCAGCAACGTGCAGCAGCTCACCCCGCGCCGCCTGCTCCGCAGGGGGGAGGTCCAGGACCGGGTCGGCCTGTCCAAATCGACACTCTATTTGCGCATTTCGTCAGGATCTTTCCCGAGACCGGTCACTTTGGGAAGCTCGGTTCGGTGGGTGGAGTCTGAGGTTGAGGCGTGGATTTCGGAGCGTGTTTCGGAGCGCGATCATGGCAACGAAACTGGGGGTACACCTGGGGGTACAGACCCGACTTCCAGCGAGCCACCCCTTGCCGCATAA